GGATTATTCTATTGGTGGAACGACATCACCAATCAGAGAAATTGATTTATTATTTAATGGGCTTTCGAGATTAAAAAATAAAGATTCCCAATATTTTAATGAAGTACAAAAATATCAACATCATACCAATATAAATTCAACTAAATTTATTTATAGTTATTCGTTTGCGTTATATCCCGAAAAAGAAGTTCCATCTGGAACTTACAATTTATCTGCTATCAATAATTTCAAACTATTTGTTAAAATGCATCCTAATTTTGGAACTGGAAAATTATTGGTTTATGCAACAACATTTAATCGATTATTAATACAACATGGAATAACTGATATAAAATTTACATTTTAATAAATGATAAAAGCATGATAACATCTTCCTTTACCGAAATTTTTAAACCAACTGAATTTGTGGATATATATAATAATAATAATGTTGGAGTCATATTGCAAAATTATTTGGATGAAAAAAATATTCCACATCTTTTATTTTATGGTAATAGTGGAAATGGTAAAACATCTTCCGTTAAAATATTTATCAAAAAATTTTATGGAAGTATGTCGCATCCAAATGTTTTATATCTAAACGCTAGTGACGATCGAGGCATTAATGTGGTAAGAGAAAAAATTAAAACGTTTTCCAAATTAATTACTTCGAAACATAATTTGAAAATCATCGTTCTAGATGAAGCGGATAATATGACGAATGACGCTCAATCTGCTTTAAGACGCATAATGGAAATATACAGTAAAAATACTAGATTTATAATTGTTTGTAACTACATTAATAAAATTATTGATCCAATTGTATCCAGATGTTGTAAAATTAAATTTAATCCTTTATCAGATGAACAAATTTTAAAAATTATTCATAATGTTGAAAACAAAATGGGTATCACCATCAAAAAACAAATCGTCAATTATATAATAGCAGAAACCAAAGGAGATGCAAGAAAAACATTGAATATCTTGGAATCTTTATATGCCATACATTATAGTAATTCTGATAAACTTGATATTATAAGAATATTGGATGATTTAACTGGAAATGTAAGTGCTAAAATATTTGAAACGTTTGTCCATAATATAGAAAAATCTGATAGTAATGAATTATCTAAATTATTAAATGATTTTATTTATGAAAATTATGATACTAATAAAATTGTTAAGAAATTTATAAAATACATTTTTGAAACAGATTTCAGTGATAAAATAAAAAATAAACTTATTTCTGATTTAAATAACTTGTTAAAGAGAATATTTGATGGAGTTCCTGAGGAATTTGTGTTGAGAACAGTTGTTTATAAATATAAATATGCATATAATAATCACATCCAATAATTTATTTTCTAAATCCTGTATATATATAAAAAATGGGTGGTGGTTTGATGCAATTAGTCGCTTACGGTGCTCAAGATATTTATTTGACAGGTAATCCTCAGATTACTTTCTTCAAGGTTGTTTATAGAAGACATACCAACTTCGCCATGGAAGCCATTGAACAAACATTCAATGGTAGTGCTGATTTCGGTAACCGTGTTACCTGCACTATCTCTAGAAATGGAGATTTGGTTAAAAACATGTGGTTACAAGCAACTTTACCTGCAACTGTTGCTTCTACTGGTTCTGGTTCTGTCTGGGCTAGTAATGTTGGACACAGACTTATTAATACCGCTGAGGTAGAAATTGGCGGTCAAAAAATTGACAAACATTATGGTGACTGGTTAGAGATTTGGTCTCAATTAACTGTTCCATCTGAGAAAACTACTGGTTATGACACTATGACTGATCATACAGATAACGACACTGTCGCTTATGGTGCTTATGCTTCTGGAGTGGCTACAACCACAGGAGTTGCAGTTCCAACAAGTGGTAATGCCACAATTACTAATACCACTATTGATCTTGGTATTGGTGCATATTCTATTACTGTAACGGGTGATGGCTCTGCCGTTATGACTAGTTCGTCATCCGAAACTTTCGCAGGTTCTGCAATTGATGATATTACTGCTTCAGAACGTGATACGACTGCAGGAGTCGTAACACTTACTCTTAAAGGAACAACAAGTGCAGCCAATCAACAACTTAAAACCACAGTTGCAGGTGCAACTAACGCAACAATCATTTTGACAAAGAGTGGTAGTAATATATTTATTGAATTCGACGGTGCTGTTACTGGTGATGTTTCTGGTGTTGTTGCCGCTAAACAATTGTTTGTTCCTCTTCAGTTTTGGTTCTGTAGAAACCCTGGTCTTGCTCTTCCTTTAATCGCTCTTCAATATCACGAAGTTAAGGTTAATCTTGAATTTAACTCATTCGCTACATGTAAATCAACTGTTATGGGAACTTCATCCGCCGCATTATCATCCGTTTCTTTATGGGTTGATTATATTTATTTAGATACTGATGAGAGAAGGCGTTTCGCTCAAGTTTCTCATGAATATTTGATTGAACAATTGCAATTTACTGGTGACGAATCTGTTACTGGAACTAGTGCTTCATTAAGATTGAACTTTAATCATCCCGTTAAGGAGATTGTTTGGGTTGGAACAACCGCAACACAAGGTGTTTATGATGCAAATCTTTCCAATGCTAAATTACAATTGAACGGACATGATAGATTTGCACAACGTAATAATCTTTATTTCAACAAAGTTCAACCATTCCAACATCACACTAATATCCCAAGCGGTAACGTTTATCTTTACTCTTTTGCTCTTAAACCAGAGGAACACCAACCATCTGGAACTTGCAACTTCTCTAGAATTGATAACGCTACTTTACAAATGACATGGAGTTCCGCTCCCGCTGGTAGCGTCGTCAAAGTATTCGCTGTTAATTACAACGTTTTACGTGTCATGTCAGGCATGGGTGGCTTAGCATATTCCAACTAAGTTTGAATTTTGCTTCGCAAAAGTTCAAACGTCATGACTTTGTCATGACTCTCGCTTCGCTCGTGGTTTGCATCTCACGACGCAAACTAAGTTTTTAGGCTTCGCCAAAAAACTTATGTGGAGTGTTAAAATTTGATAACTTCGTTACCAAATTTTTATTAATTTGATTTTGTGGCTTTGCCACAAAATGTCAAGGCAAAGCCTTGACCCACTCACTTCGTTCGTGGCGGCGATTTTTGATGATTCAAGTTTCAATGCGTATATATTTAATTTATAAACATATCTTTATGTATTGATTTAATAAATTTTGGTATATAGTTTAATATTTTTTAATTTAATTTGCGAACGTAGTGATCGAGTCAAGGCAAAGCCTTGACATTTTGTGGCTTTGCCACAAAATCATATTAACAAAAATTTGGTAACGAAGTTATCAAATTTTAACACTCCACATAAGTTTTTTGGCGAAGCCATAAAAACTTAGTTTGCGTCGTGAGATGCAAACCACGAACGAAGTGAGAGTCATGACAAAGTCATGACGTTTAAATTTTGCATTGCAAAATTTAAACTTTCGTATGTATAAAAATACATCATCATTCCAGGGGCAGTTCTTACTGTTCGTAATAGACAACCTTTATAAAATGATTTAATACCTTCATCTCTATAAATTGTTTTGTAACAATCAAACATTCCTTTATATTTTTTATTGTAATTGCTTTGCAAACGTGTTTGCACAACATCCATGGGATTATTAAAAATTGCACCAATACCACCNGCTAATCCACCTACTAANGCACCGTCAATTGATTTTTTCGTATATATCTTGTCATTTTTGGATNTATGTTTAATGAACGATTCCATGATAGTTGCATATAAAAAAAAACGTGTTCCTTGACTTATACTCTCCTTTAANACNCCATTCATACCACCNTTATAATACGATTTAATTCCGTGTTTTGCAATGAAATTCTTATTTAATTGATAAAAATTCAATTTAGCGTTAGATCCATTATTAAATAAATCAATTTTGAAAACTTTTAAATTTTCGGCTGGAACACCAACAGATAAACCACTCGCAAATCCCGATGTTAAACCACCCATTAAATAACTCGTTTTATTAGAAAAATATTGTTTATAAAAAAAACTGGATGCTTCAAAGGTTGAAAACTGGATACCCGCCCTTGGAGTATTTAAATATAATAAATTACTCATTCCTTTATAAAATCCTTTCAGTCCTTGATTTTTAAATGTGTTTTTACATATCTCAAATAAAGATTTATCAATATTATACTTAAACTGACGTTGCGTTTTAAGATACTCACTTGGATAAATAGTTATCAATGATGCTGAACCCGCTAAACCACCAGATATTACATTTATATAAATTTGATTTCCTGAATAATTCATTATAATAATATAAAAGTTTATTTATAATCATATAAATAAAATGGAAAATATGTTTATGAATTTATATTATATTAATTTTTTTAATTGGTTACAACAAACCATTGTACCAATAACAAAAAATATTAAATTAAGTAACAAAGATACTATTTTGTTAGGTGTAATAGGGATTTTTGTGATTATTATGACTGTTAAATTAGGTATCAGTTTTATCAGGAAAATCGTTGAGTTTAACGTTCTTTTATTTATCAGTATTGAATTTATGAATTATTTTACAAAAAAAAATAATGGTAATTATTGGGATAAAATCAAATTTTTTCAGTAAGTTGTGTTTTGGTAATATGTGGTTGAAATGTTAAAATATCATTAATATCCAAATATCTATCACAATCAAATAACGAATAATCTTCATTTAAAATGTAGTTTATACAATATTCGGGTGTTAATTTTTGATGTGTTAGAATAGCAGTTTGTGATATATTAGTGTTTTTTATAATATCAGTTAGTTCTTCTATTGAATAAGAATTGTTATATATGTCAATCATTTTATATTATATAAATTTGTTTTAGAAATTTATACATCGATTTTATTTTATAATACATAAATATACAAATGACACGTTTTATTCATTTTGGATGTTGGAATAGAGATGGTTGTATCAACAAAGACAGTGTCGTAAATAATAACACACCAGTTACAAAAGTGATGACAACATTGAAAAAATATATTAGTGAAACAAAACCAGAATTTATTACAATTGCGGGTGATAATTATTATCCAAAAGTTGATACAACTTCTGGTGCAAAGATAAAAAAAATCATTAAACAAGATTTAATTAGCGGTTTTGAATGCTTACCTAAAGATAACAAAATATATTTATTGTTGGGTAATCATGATTTAGAAACAAATATAGATGTTTATAACAAAATATCGAAAAATGATAGTATATTAAATAACCCAGTTATCGACGAAGAACGTAAATGTTACATATTGAAACAACAACAACAATACGTTAAAGATAATAATAATATCACTATGGATAACTATAAATCCAAAGATATGGCTTTACATCATATTATTGAACAAAATGGTAATAAAACATTGGTAATTATGATCGATACTAATATGTATGATGATAATGCCTTTAATAAATTTGTTACATGTTATGAATATCTTACTGGAAATAAAAATAATTACGAAACTAATCCACCTTCATTTGGATATCAAAATGTGATGTGTCAAAACCAAAATAGTAGAATTATCAAATTAATTGATGAAAAATACGATGAAAATGTTAAAAACATAGTATTTGTAGGTCATCATCCAATAGTAAGTTTTATCAATAAAAAAATAAAATCAGATGCAGAAGAACCATACATTTTCTCCCACATGGAAAGGTATGTAAATATGGTTAATTGTATATTTTCACATATTAAGGAAAAAAACAAAGGAATCCCAAAATATTATAATTTATGTGCTGATGTGCATTTGTATCAACATGGAAAACTAACATTCGAACATGGTGAGTTATATCAATATATATGTGGAACAGGTGGGACAAAATTAGATGAACATGTGGATATATCGAAAATAACTGATGAAATGAAAAATAAATATAATATTGCTTATGACATTCGGGATAGTCAAAAAATACATGGTTTTCTAGATGTGGATATGTTGGAAACAGGAGATTTAAATTTCAAATTTATTAAAGATGATGGAGAAAAATATATAAAAATGGACGGTGGTAATAGAAAAAAAACGAAAAAATCACGAAAAACCAAATCTAAAAAATCTAAAAAATCTAAAAACCAAAAAAAATCTAAAAAACAAACCAAATCTAAATATAAAAATAACTAAATTATTATATCAAATGAACGACGATTATCATAAATTAAACGAAGATACCGTAATTGAAATCAAGGAAGTTATGGTGGATAATATTAAAACGATACTAGAACGTGGAGAAAAAATGGAACATGTAGTCAATAAAAGTAAAGAACTTGAAGATACAAGCATTCGTTTTAAAAAAAATAGTAGCAAACTTAAAACCAAAATGAAACATAAACATTTGATATGTATCGGTTGTTCTGTATTAGCAGTGATAGGAGTTATTTTAGCAATAGTTTATTTATCAACTGGAAAATTCATTATAAGTTAAGTGATTTTATAAATTTTTTAAGTTTTATTAATTCTCGTTGTTGTCTTTCTATTAATTCATTTTGTGATTTAATTACTTCTTTTTGATTTGATGCATTTTTTTGGATTTTTATTTCGTCTGGTGTTATTCTCCTAAAAAAATGTGTTTTAATGGGTTTTCCACTTTTATCGTAATTCACTTTTTGAACACTCCACGTAATAGGATTTCTGTAATTTCTAGGTAAAGCATTAGTTAATACAACATACTCATTTCCTTTCACCTTTATTAAACCACCTGGGTAATATTGTTGCTTACCATTACGATAAGCAATATATCTCACATGAGTGTTTATTGGAACATCATCAATATCGGTAACTGCCTCGTAATTTTCAAGTTGTTGCAAAATATCTTCTCTGTCCATCTTTTCTCTTCGTGTTCCGTCTAATGGTTTTTTGTAATTATCTTCCGATATACGCTTACTCTCGTTAATGGTATTCTTGGGTTTTTTTCCTGTTGGTTTCTTACTCATTTATCTTTTATTAGATTATTTTATTTATATAAATATAATATAATCCTTGCAAGAAACAATCCCCTAAATCATCTTTCTTTTTTGCTTTATCATATATGATTTCCATATCTGGATAATTGGCTATTATGGTTTTGGTATATTTGATACTTATTTTTTTAGCAATTTTAGATTTTTCAGTTTTATTTTGTGGATTTTGTTCCTTAAATATTTTCTCAGTATTATCATTATCCAACTTCAATTTATTACTGGCATTAATATATTTTATCATCGTAATAGTGCTTCCTGTTCTTTCCTTATCGACTATTCCTCTACATAAAAAATAATTATATAACGATTCTGACATTGTTTTCATTTTGGGATTTTTCAAAGCAAGTTGGTTTTCAATGATCACATGATCGACATCTAATAATTGTTTAATTTCATCAAGTCTAAACCATAAATTCAACTTAATAATATCGATTTGTGTATTAACGAAATTATTTTTTTTTATCTTTTTGGGCTTTATTTTTTTTTCATATAAATTTTTAAAAATTCTAACATGTGATTTACATAATGACATAGATTGATTATCATGTATAATTTTACCATCCGATATATTGCTGATATTTTCAGGTAATTCAAATGTTGAATCTATTTTTTTAATTTTGCAATTATTGTAACAACATTTAGCACAAGGAACATCATGTGGTTTAAATGTATCATCAAAATTTAGTATTTTAGAATAAACTTTACTATGTCTAGTACAATAATATTTATCCAATACCGTAAAACCTCCTTTTTTGTTACATTTAGTGTGACTAGTAACCCCTTTTTTTGTTTTCGTTTCAATATGACAACAGTCATGTGAATCATTAAGTTCATCCATTAAATTGATAACTCTCCAATCCAATATTTTTATTTCATCGGTATTTATGAGATCTAATGTACAATTTTTTATTTCAGGTATCGTTTTCAAATATTCATCATCCACATCCAAAATAATCATTGCTAAATTTAAAGCACCTACATCAAATGATAAAATTTTCATTGTTCGTTAAATATATTATATTAGATAATTTAATATTGATAAACTTAACTACTTAAAAATGCGTATATATTATAGTTTAATATTCTACAATATAGTTAAATGAACGAATTAGATATAGAACGTCATTCTTCTGGTAACAACGATTTCGAAAATGCCGATTTTGAAACCACGAATTTTGACGGTATGGGTGAAGAATTCTTTATAAATACTGATAGACAAAAACATGATGATGTTGATCCACCTGTGCATAATAATTATGATGATGGAGATGAATATCCTAAAAATTTTTCTGATAACGAAAGCATGGATCACCATCATGTATCTCATTCTCCTGTTCATCCTAATGTTAATACTAATTTGTATAACGATAACAGTAACCAGTTTAGAGAACCACAACGTTCATATGTGTCTCCTGAAGAAGAATTACAAGAGAAAAAACAACTATTATATCAGTTTGAAAGACTAGATAAAAAAGGTGTTCCCATAAAAAAATTTAATCTTAACAGTGATTTAAATGAAATGAAATGGGAATATGACAGAATCAAAAACCAAATTGATTCTGAAAAAGCGAACGCTAATTATAAAAAAGGATTAATTGTATTTACCAATATTATTGAAATCTTAAATTCAAAATTCGATCCGTTTGATATTAAACTTGATGGTTGGTCAGAAAGCGTTAATGATGATATTGAAGAATATGACGACGTTTTTGAAGAATTACACGATAAATATCGTGGAAAAGTAAAAATTGCACCTGAAATTAAATTACTGGGATTATTAGCAGGGAGCGGTTTCATGTATAATTTTCAACAAGCATCATTGAGAAATTCTAATATTCCGGGTGCTGATGAGATTCTAAAAAGCGACCCAGAACTTATGAAACAATTTAATAAAGCAGCCGCCAACAGTTCTAGTTATAAACAAGCACAAAAAGAATCAAATCCTATGGTGAGTATGATGGGTAACCTTTTGGGCGGTGGCGGAAATGGCGGTTTGGGTGGTCTAATGGGAGGATTAATGGGTGGCGGTAACCAAGCACCTGCACCTCCACCTAGACAACCCAATATGCAACCACCCAATTTGAATGTAAATGAATTACTGGGTGGTCATGCGTCTCATGGAATTGATATAAACGATGATGAAGATCGAGTTTCTGACATAATTAGTCTCAGTGGTGTTGATTTTGATGATGAAGAAAAACATATGAATCAAACATCGTTTAATCCAAAAAGGGAAGCCTTGTTGAATAAAATGAAAAATCGTAAAAAAGGAAGGGGAGTTGAAATTGATATTTAAAAAAAATAAAATCCCTCAGGTTATTTCTTATATAAGAAATAACCTTCATTGGGTGTTTCATGAAATTATTCGTAGTTAGGAAGCAATGTTATGAAAAGACATCTATCCATGATTTTAAATTGTGTGAATAGATCAATTATTGCAAATGAACAATCTTCAGTTCTATTTTTGTTATACTTTTTTGCGATACGGTAAAAATTATTCATTCCTTTTGTTGTCATCAGTATATCATATTTGTACATCGTGAAAATCTTGTCAATAAACAATAATAAATTACTGAAAAAGTCATCAATAGAACTAGTAACTTCTGTGTTGTCTTTTTCATCAAGAACATAGTGAGTCTCGAGAAGACTACCATCAAATAAACACTGATTATTTTTCAAATGTCTAATGACTCTCATAGTACTTATTACTAAATTATAAACTATTTTATTTCCACATTCACCACTTTTATATTTCTTAATATTTTTTAATTCCTTAAGAATTGTCAATTTCTCAAGAATTAGCGAAATCACAGTTGCACACCTATTTTTCATCTCAATCTAAACTAAAACGAAACCAACTCATATAATGTATAACAAGATGTTTCAATATCAATTTTTTTTGAGAAAAAACTCAAAAAAAAAAAATAAAACCCACGAGTAATTCCCGAAAGAACTTTCTCGATATGGTGGGTTTTGCGACGAATCGCAGAAAGAGGATTTAGGATTTAAACATCCTGAATAGTCCAGAGAATGCAACAGTGTACCTACTTACTGATAAATCGAATTGCAAGGAATCACTAAGACCCATTGTGGAATAGTCCAAATCATAATTTGGAGCCGACACAACCCCAAGACAACAGATGAAATGATAAAATATGCTTAGCATCTTCTTTACGTTGCGAACCTCCATTTTTCTATTTAAGGTTTTCATCAAGGTCACAACTTTCTTTATTTGCTTTAACGTTTTATTCAGTTCGGGCAAAACCATGTTGGTTTCAATTTGCTTCGTAAAGATTGAGACAAACAAGTTTGCCCTGCTGACAAGAGTCACCATTGCTTCAAACACTGGTATTTTATTCTTATTAGAATTTTTTACCACCATTCGTTGAAACTGGTTGAACGAATCAACCACCTCCAAGAACAACAGTTTAAAATCTTCTCGCAAATCAAACTTGGTGGCGTCGATCTCACAAATCTCTTCCTCTATCTCTTCCTCTTCCTCTTCTTCTTCCTCTTCCTCTTCCTCGTTGATGTTCTCTACATCAACCTTTCTTACCTCCAATGGACACAAATCAAAATCATCCACATATGCGGAAAACAGACTTTCATCATCCATTGACGCTTTTTCCTCGCATGTCTCCCCCTTTGAGGACGACTTCGAATGAACAACAGAAAAAAAGACCATATTTTGTCGGATATATATCAACAACAATAACAATGACAATTTCTTTCATACGTTCTCAAAACTTTTTATCTTCAATTTTTACTTTCAAGAAAATCATAAAAATTATCATGTTTATTTTTGGAAATATCTAATGAATCCATAAAACCAATAAAATTAGTATCTAATATATTTAATAATGTTAGATTGAAATACACTTTTTTACATATTGCATGAGTATTATGTAATTTACTTGTAACACCATCTCAATATAAATTTTTTTAAGAAAAAACTCAAAAAAAAAAAAATAAAACCCACAAGTAATTCCTGAAAGAACTTTCTTAATATGGTGGGGTTTGAGACCGAGTCGCAAAAAGGGGTTTCTACTTATTCTCACGATGTATATCCATAAGTAGGGTGGTAAGTGCTATTGCGTACCCACCCAACAACAGATTTAATTCTATGGAAACACGATGGCATAGCATGGGTATGTCAGACTCTGGATTCAACATGACACCTAGGTGACTTACCAAATTGTGAAAAGTCTGTAGCATCTTTCTTGAGTTTGTTGCCCCCACAGATTTTCCCGATAAACCATAAATATTTAACAACACATCCAACTGTTCCAGGGATGTTGTTAGTTGCGACCAGCCTATACTGATTTCTTTCTCCTGTTGATTCTCAATGATGGTCGAGACTAACATAAACACACTGTTGACAAGAGACGACATTGCATTTGACACTGGAATTTTACTCTCACATGAATTGGTTACTCGTTCTCGATATTTGTTGAAGTGCTCGACCACGCTGATAAATGACTGTCTATAATCGACATGTAAGGGAAATTTACCGACGACAAATTCGTCGTCGTCGGATTCGTCGTCTTCAACTTTGCCTTCAACAACATTAACCGTCCCCACCAGTGGATGCAGATCCAAATCACCCACATATGTGGAAAACGGATCTGTCTCCGTTGTCGCACCTGTCGCATATGTCTCCTTCCTTAAGGACGACTTCGAACGAAAGACCATATTTTGCTGGATGTATAAATCAACAACAATAATGACAATTTATACTTAACGTTCTCAGAACGTTTTATCTTCAATTTTTACTTTCAAGAAAATCATAAAAATTATCATGATTATTTTTAGAAATATTCAAAGAATCCATAAAACCAATAAAATTGGTATCCAATATATTCAATAATGTTGGATTCAAATATTCTTTTTTACATATTGCACGAGTATTATGTAATTTACTTGCGACATCATCAATTAATGAGTTAATCACTTTATTTTTAAAGGTTTCTTTAACTAATTTAGGTAAATCAGATTGATAAACGTTTTTTTTATATTGGATTAAACCATCAAATAAATGTGCGTTAGCATTCCATGTTCTGAAATTTTTAGTTGTTATATTACCAAATTGTTTTAGATACATATTTATATCCTTGGCTTCTACATATTTACCATCATCATATTTAAAAATAAAATCATCATCTTTTTCACATTTTTGTTTCAGTTTTTTCAATAATTTATAAACTTGTTTATCATTAAATACACATTTGTTAAGAACACCTTTTTTTCCAATAAATTCAATATCAATAACATCATTTGATTTGAATTTTATGTGTTTGCATTGTAAAGTAACTACCCCAAAATGTTGATATTCTAATGCAAGTTTTCGATCGCTAGATACACGGAAATCGCATCTTTTGATAAGAATTAAACATAATGCAATTAATCGTTTTTTAATATCTTTGGTTTGATTAAAATCTTTATATATTTGATTGATTATACCTTCATAATTTTCACCTAATAATAATAAATGTTTATGTTTTTTAGTTTGTTGAGTTTTGATAAAATCAGGATGATATATCACTTGCTTCCTATTTTTATCATCATTTCCATATCCTAATATTTTATCGTCATTCTCACAAATAACCACATTTTTGTAATTTGGTGGAACTCTGATTTTATTTAATTTATCTAATTTATTGCTATTTCCAATAACTTTATCGTTTTTTTTATATTCATATTCATATATTTTTGAAATTTTAAGTGTTTTAGGATTAGATTTTTTTCTAGTTTTTTTGATAGTTCTCTTTATAATAGTTCCACAATTATCACTCATTGCACTATATTATATAGTGTTATTTGATTAAATTAATTATTCTTCATCTTCTTCCTCTCGGAATTTTACGTTTTTGATTCCCGTATTTACTTTTTTTCCTATTCTAATAGATTTTTCCACTGATAAGTGTTTTTTTATTCCCTGTACAAATTTAGCATTAGATGGAACTTTTTCATGTGGATTATTTTTAGAAAACCACATTTTAAAATCGTCGTAAATATCGCTGGTGTGCAAATTGTGTTTCGTTTGTGGAACAATACGATCTGTTATATAAGATAAATATCTGTCTGTTTCCATTCTATATTCATAAGTAAATTCAGTAATTTTACCTGTTGGTAATAAACCCTCACTTTTATATTTTTTATAATATTCTACTAACAATAAAAAAAAATCGTGATGCCAATTGCACAGTTTATTTCCTAAATCCATATCTATTTTTTTCTCAAAACTTTCCTTAGGTTCTTTTACAAATGTCACGGGAAATTCAACTACCCGACTTCTGCTCCATACTCCCTCATCATTGCTATCCATATCTGGAATATCGTTGCAAAGTAACAAAACCTTGAATTGCGGTTTATATTCATATTCATTTTTTTCAAACATTCCTCTACCTTTGATTGGATCATTCCCCGTTAAAAATTTCATAAATCCCGTATTTATTTTTTGTCCTCGTTCTGGTTCTGAACCTATTATCAAACGTTTTCCTTTTAATCCCATTATATCGGGTTGTGGATTACAAGGATTGGGTCTTTCTCTTGTTAATAAATTACTACTAATGCTACTGTAATAATTTCCAAACGTGTTTTTAAGTAAATCACGCAATTTAGATTTACCATTCCGAGTTTTACCTGCAAATATATGAAATAATTCTTCTGGATTATCCCCATGAAAACAACTCGACGCAAATTTCAACAAATAATGTCTTTCATCATCATCTGGTTGGATACTCTCCAAAAAATCCATTAATTCTTGTTTGTGTTCTGAATATTCACTCTTATAATCATATCCTGTAGAAATACTTAAATAATCATCTGGCTGCCCGTTTCTAAAAGTATTCATTGTTAAATCATAAACACCATTATTGAAACATATTAAATTTTTATTTTCATCTAATTTATTGACAAATCCATGATTATAAGCACAAAATATTTCGCAACATTCACTCATTATATTATTTTTGAAACTTGTTGTTTTTAATTTCTTAATTAATCCGTTAATCATCCCCTCTTTTTTAGATGCTTCCGAAATATTATCCATATTTCTTAAATATTCTTTTTTGACATTATTATAATATTTAGTTAAATTTTCAGATATATGTTGTCTTAATCTTATGCTCCCTAATATCCATTTGTGATTTTGAAATTCATACCAATTATTTTTACCATCTAAACTAATACATCTAAAATCATTTTTATATAATTCATATAACACTTTTGCAATGTCATAATGTGTTCCGTTTAAACTATTTAAAATCAGTTTATTTAAATATTCATCCTGAACAACCTTGATTATTTCTGCATCTTCCTCAAATTCAAATAAATAATTATCCTCAATATCTAAATTATTATTATAATTAACTATTGTTAAATTATTGAAAATTACATTCTGAATGTTCATCGGAATCGGAATGGGAACTTCGGGAAATCGTTTTCCTAAACATGATATTCCTGAATCATTACATTTCATAACTGCACCGCCTTTCCATATATGCAAATATATGGGACAAGAATCACGATTATGTGGTTCTCCTTTGAAAGGACACGATATTTTTTGTTCTGGATTTGGGTGATTTAACCTAACAAAATAATGTGGATCAAAACCATATGTTTTTTTCCTAATATTATGAACATTCAGTTGATGGTTATTCCATAATTCCTTATTTCCTTCCACAAATTGATATATGGCTTGAACTTCTTGTTTTGATAATTCAACAGAAAGCACGTTACTCGGACTAATGTTTTTCAAAGTTCCATTTTTATTTTTGTGTTTTATCATTCTTAAATCGTGCAACTCATCATTGGCAATTTTTTTAAAATTTTGTTGGTGAAAACTAACTATATTTTCAACATTTTTATTACGAATACTAAACAATTTTACCATGGGTAATAAATTAGTCTTTTTAACACCAAATAACTGAAATATTTTATTAGATGTATTATTACCGTAATCAACGTATTCTTCTAATAAATTACCATCACAGTTAAAAATTTTTTTTAATGTGTCATTGGTTGTTTTGAAATAATGGATTCTATAAGGCAATATTCCTTTTTTTGTGCTTCCAAATAATGTCCAATTATTTTTATCTATCACACATTCATCATATATGTCATTTATTGAATTACTATATTTAAAAACCGATTTTCTTAATATATTGCCTAAATCGTCAATCATATTTAACCTAATGTAATGCCCTAACCAATTTGGAATTATTAAATAAGGAAATATAATATGAACCCCATCCTTGATAATATCCGATTTTACATATTTTTTAGGTCTGGATAAAATAAAATAATCATGGAAAAAATTATTTTTTATTACACTTTCTAAAAAATATATCAAACTTTCACAAAATTCTATAATTAATTCAATTTCGAAATATCGATTTTTATCATCTCCATTTTCAGGTATTACCTTAAAATCAAAATCTATTACAAGTGGTCCGTAATCCTTATGTTTTTCCGTTAAATACAGTTCATTACCGTCAATCAAATCATTTACATATAATTCGGTGAACTGATTGTATAATATATCTGAAATATTATATGCACCACCACACATAGATGTATGTGTAAATTCCTCACCTTTTTTTATTTTATGTGTCTTCAACAAATGAGAAAGATTCCTATATGTTGGTTCTTGCATGTCATTCATTTATTTATATCAAAATATATTTAAATATTTATTATTTAATAGTATTTAAACAATGATACACTTTATTACATTTGGTGATAGCAAAAATTATTATAATGCAGGAAAGCGATTAGGCAAACAAATTGAGGAAACAACGTTATTTGATAACGTTAAAGTATTTAATGAAGAAATATTAGTTCAAAAATATCCAACTTTTAAAAATCATTTAGATTTTTGTAAAAAAGAAGTCAAAGGGTTTGGATATTGGATTTGGAAATCTTTTTTAGTATATCACGAATTAAGCAATCTGAATCATAATGATATGTTGGTATATTTAGATGCAGGATGTGAAATAAATAACAAAGCGTTATATAAGTTGCGTCTATACATTGATTATGCGTTTAAAAATGATTTTTTGGGATTTGGTGTTGAAAATGATTTGCAATGGACAAAAAAAGAATTATTGGATAGGTTACAATTTAATAATAGTGATGTTTTGAAACCGCAATGTGAAAGTGGTTTATTATTTATAAAAAAATGCAATAGAACAATGGATTTAATGAAGCAATGGTACGATTTATCATTTGAAAGCGATTATTTTTATATAACTGATGAACACAACCGAAACATCCAAAACAAATATTTTAAAGAACATAGAAGAGATCAGAGTATATTGAGTATTTTGCTTAAAAAAAATAAGTTTAAGTATATCAAAGATGAAACTTGGTTTAGTCCAAATTGGACTGAAACAGGTAAAGAAAATCCCATTTGGGCGATTAGAAATAATAAGTCACAACTATCACAACAATTATTAAGCCTACAAAATGACATTAAAGTCGGTAGAATTGGTGCGTATAATTGCGATTGTGTATTATTTAATTATCTTATTAAAATCATAAACCCAAATATAAATATTATTTGGGAAAATAGTGATGATTGCGATGTTATTCTGAAAGGAAATGCTTATCCACCAGTTCGTTTTACCAATAAAAATATTCCCATAATTTATTTCAGTGGAGAACCATTTAATACTCCTTTAGAACCAAATACTACCAATAATAGACGAAACGCTAAATATTTAGAATGGGGATCAGTATTAAATAATAATAGAAATAACAAGCATTTTTCGTATATTCCATATGTTGTTTTTGCCCTTCGATGTGTATTTAACGATAAATTATACATTAATGATAAATCAGAAGGAGAACCAACAAATTTATCAAATTTACTAGAAATAACTGAAACATCTAATTTTGATAATTTATATATGCAACGAATTTTTCAAAATAAAGATAGAAAATATTTTTGTGCATGGTGTGCAAGTAAAACAAACGGAACAAGAGATAAATTATTTAATTGTATGGTTGAAAATGATAGTTCAAAAACAACACATAGCATTGGAAAACAATATGGTAAATACCCTGAGTATAACATGAAAAAAGAAGGACAAAATTGGGGTAGTTTGGATTTATTATACCAATATTCTGATTATAAATTTGCTTTTGCGATCGAAAATTGTGTTGAAGATGGTTACTTGACAGAAAAAATTCTTAATGTATTTTATTCAGGGGCGATTCCAATATATTACGGTAGTAAATGTGTTTTCAATTATTTCAATAAGGATGCATTTATTTATGTGAATGATTTTGAAAGTATTGAAGAATGCGTAAAACATGTAACTAATTTATCAGATGAAATTATAAATAAAATGACAAAAGAACCAATATTTAAAAATAATGAATTAAAAGATGTGATGCAATTTAATCATTATCCACCCAATAATTATTATAGACAATTAAGTAATAAAGTCAAAACTTTATTAAATTTATAAAAAATTATATATCATTAAAATAATTTGATTGAGAACCATGTTTCACCAATGATGGCTCACACCAATAAACATTCATATTATATGAACGTGCAACATAACTCAAAAACCAATCATATGGATGATGAACCAAATAATCAGGTAATTCTAATTCTGACAATATTTTTTCAATACAATTTCTACTATAAATAATAGCATCTGCAGTTTTAGAACACCCACCACCTTGTTTATTTGTTGGATGTTTGCATTTTTCGAAAACATTAGTGTGATGTCCTAGTGCATCAATTTGTTTGGTTATTTCATCATTTGAAATGCGAAACCCAAAAGCATCACCCACGTATAACATATCCCAATTTTTGGGTAATTGTCCCTGATACAAATCCAAACATCTGGAAAATGCATCACCAAACAAACAATCATCTTCCATTACCAAAACACGTTCATAACCATTTTTATATGCATGTTTCAAAGCAGTTAAATGTTTCATAAACACTGAAACTTCTCGTTGATTTAAAAAATTCGAACTAAACATTTTATTTTCATTATTAGTTAAATTTTCTCTATCAAACGATTCAACATAGATGGGTTTTAATCCAATTTGTTTGCATTGTTCTTTCATATTATCTTTGCGATTTTTAAATGGTGTGTAATGTATTACATACGACATAATATCCAATTTAGAAGTTTTATCAACATTCAATAATTGACTCGTTGTTTCTAAGAAATTTTCTGGATAATTCATTTAATTATATAAATATATTTAAATGTCTTTATATTTATTTGATTTTATGTATAAAAGTGTGGTGATTTATGAATAAAAGTTAATCCATTGCTTTCAGGGCGATGATCAAAATTCCAAAACGAACCATTTTTGAATAAATTATTGATTTTGAAAGGTCTTTGTTCAAATACACTAAAACCAAAATATTCTTCAATGGCTCTAATAACACCTCTATCATTGTTCCACGTAGATTTAATAGCATTATCGGCATGATAAACACAAGGCATATTGGTATCATGAAATATTACCATGGCATTATCACTTAAAAACGGAAACCATTTATCAATCTCTTGTTTAGTATGTTCATATAAATGAGATGTATCGATAAATAGCACATCTATTTTGGTAGGTAAATCGTTTTGAATACAATATGCTTCAAATCTGTTAGCGAAAATAATATCATCCTCATGAATAAATGTTCCATTATGTATATTATTGTATTCACAAACATCTATATCAACACTTACTAATTTAGATCCTGATACACGATTTACTAAATCGAAAATATAAGTAGATTGTCCCGAACATACTCCTAATTCGACTATCAATTTGATATTAAATTCTGGATTTTTTTGTTTTGATAAAAATATTTCGTTAAATATAGTTGGTAAATGCATCGATATATCACTTACATTTGATTTAGCATATTTTTCGATTTGACTTATCAAATTATCACTCATTGTTTATTTAAGATAAGTAATTTATCTTAAAGTTCCTATGAAAAAATTGATGTTAAAAAGTCTATTGAATATTATCATAAATAATTAAAAATGAACCCAAATACATCAATTGAATTAAATGTAAGATTATTTAACGAATATATTGAAGCACACAAAAACGAAGAAGGATTATTATCATATGATTTATCGGAATATTTTAGAAGTGTTAAAATGCCTACTTGTAGATTAACAACATTAGTAATTCAACAAGATAAAACTGAGGATGTTAGACAACAAGTTATTGATGAATCTTTTGTTCTATCACCTTTACTAAATTATTTTGTTTTTCCTAATTCATGTATCGTCATAGGTATAAGTAATGAAGTTTTGAAATTCATCCCTGACTTAAATAATATGCTTGAATCGTGTGATGAAAATAATAGTGTAAGTGTTGATTACATCGACTATTCCACTAAAATCAAATATAGTAATGTTCCGTTTGTTTTTGTGGAACAACGAATCAATAGTATTTTAGTTAAACCGTTGGGAAACCATTTGGAAATGCCTCTAGGAACGTATATGTATAAACATACATATAATCAATCAGCGAAAAAACTTAGACAGCCATCTTTGCCTTAATTGATCCATGACTTTGATAATTAACTAATTTAATATCATCGAACTTAACCATATCTATTTTATTTATTGTTTCTCTTGGATCAATAATTACTTGTGTCCATTCATATGGTTTTCGTTTCAATTGGATATTACATTGATTAACATGATTACTATAAATATGGGCATCACCTAATGAAACAATAACATCCTTGGCTTTATAATTAGTCATATAACACATTAATTTAAGAAATAAAGCCGTACTAGCAATATTAAATGGTAAGCCTAAAAAAACATCAGCACTTCGTTGATACATATGAACACTCATTTCTCTTTTGTCTGGATCACAATAAAACTGATACATTACATGACATGGATTTAAACACATCTTATCTAATTCCGATGCATTCCAAGCACTTACAATTAAACGACGACTAGTAGGATTCTTCCTAATTTCATTGATACACCATTGAACCTGATCATATCCTTTGTCAGTATAATCATTATCCATACCTTTGTATTCAGCATTGAAATGTCTCCATTGAAATCCATAAAAGGGTCCGCAATCTCCTTCTTCATAATATTCCAATCCACTTTTATCTAAAAATCCTCTAGATGTATTACCATCCCATATATGAACGCCTTCATTTTTTAAATTATTTGCATTAGTGTTTCCTGACAAAAACCATAATAATTCTAAAACAACACCTTTCCAAAAAACTTTTTTAGTTGTTAATAAAGGAAATTGATTCGAAATATCATTAAATCTCAATTGTCTTCCAAAAACACTGAAAACTCCCGTTCCTGTTCTATCCCCACGTTCCGCTCCATTTACCATAATATCCCTTAATAAATCCAAATATTGATTCTCAGGATGTGTTGAATAAGTCACTGGAATAGAAGAACTAACCCACAGATCATCAGTTTTCATTACCTGTCCTAACGCATTTGTAATTTTAGGATTTATTTCCGAATCATTATCAGTAAAATTATTGTTAGGTCTTCTCTTATAAACACCCAAACTAAACATTAGTTCATTATCTTTTACGTAAGGTGATTCATATATTTTTCGATGATTGTTTTCATCCATATCAAAAAAAGTATCTGCTTCGAAATTATTACGAATCGTTGGAACTACATCAGACATGTAAATGTATCGTAAATATTTATTTCGCAATGCAATATCATAAATTTGACTTCCACCAATTACATACACATTACCTTTTAAATTATTATCATTGATATAACTCAAACAACCATCAAAACTATTGAAATATCCACATTTATTATTATCATCGAACCACTCATGAGACATATAAGGCGGTTTGGTATCGAAATAACTCTTACTAATCACTAAATTAACTCTATTTTTCAAAGGACGATATTTATCTGGAATACTATCAAACGTTTTACGTCCCATAATAACCATATTACAATATTTATTTTCATTAGCAAATAATCCGTTGGTAGTTATTTCTTTAAATATATTCATTTCTTTAACACTTCGCCATGGTAAATCACCATTGCTTCCAATACCTAATTTTCCATATGTACGAGATGTTGCTACTACAATATCAAACAATTTTCTTGGTATCATTTGATCAAATTATTTACATAATTTAATATAGAAATTAATTCAAATTTATAAATTTTCAATTATTTTTTTAATATCCGATATTTTTAGTTCCATAATATATAAATTATTAGAATCCATATATTTTTCTCGTATTTTTTTATCAAATGTCTTCAAATTATCTATATTCGAATATTTATCAATAAATTCATTATTGATACCAACACATATTCCACTAATAGGAGTTATCAAATCAGTTGTGCTTTTTGACGTTTCCAACCCAAAATAAACATCTCCATGGTAAACCATACCGTGTAATGGAACAACTGGATCTTTATAAACAATCTCGCCAATTTTATCTAAATTTTCCAAGGAAACACCTACTTGACCATAATATGATTTCGACATATCACATTTCGTTAAACTTTCTTTTGTCATTACTTTCCTAGTGATGTCCATAATTCTATAAACATCATCCGTTTGAGATACAAAATAAGATAATTTACGACTACTAAGTTTCACAATTCTACCAAACATATTATTATTAATAATAATATAAATTTTATATCATTATAAATTACTTCTAATAAGGGGACTAGTCCCCTTTAGAACCCCTTTATTTTTCCGACTATGTCGAAAAAAAGTTTATTTTTTGACAAAGTCAAAAAATAGTTTCACAACAAGGTTTGGTGTCTCGCACGAATACATTCTACCAAACATATTATTATTAATAATAATATAAATTTTATATCATTATAAATTACTTCTAATAAGGGGACTAGTCCCCTTTAGAACCCCTTTACTTTTTCGACTTTGTCGAAAAAGTTTATTTTTTGACTTTGTCAAAAAATAGTTTCACAACAAAAAAATTATTCGAATTTTCTGTCACTTTCTTTATAAATTACTTCTAATTCTGTTAGTCCAATATATTTTTCTTTTCTCTTTTTCTTTTTCTTTTTCTTTTTCTTTTTCTTTTTCATTATGTAAATCAGTAATTTTATCCATCATATTTCTCATACCTTTGGCTTCTTCTAATATTTCCTTTAGTGTTTCGCTCGAATACATTTCAATATAATAATCATATTATTTCCATGAAAAAATTGTATCAATTTTTATTTATCTTTCTTGCTTTCTTCATCATTCTTGATTTCTTCGTCATTCTTGATTTCTTCATCGTTTTTGTTTAGTGTTGGTTCGTTTTCTCCATCATTCTTGATTTCTTCATCGTTTTTGTTTAGAGTTGGTTCGTTTTCTTCATCGCTATCATCTACCACCACTTGTTTGGTTTTTAACAAATCACATTCCATTAAATGTTGATAAATGTTTCTACTAGCATTCACGAATGCATCGGGACATAAAGCATGTAAAAATAACATACAATTCAAAAACATAAGTTTCAGTCCTTGTCCAAGTGTGGTTTTTGCGTGTTCCGCATATGTTTGTCCAACATCCTTAAGATGATTAAACTCGAAATTCATTTTCATTTTTATATATATAAATATGAAATTAAACCTTTATATCACTAAACATTAAAATCAACATTATTTGGTTTATCTGCATTGGATAAAGTATCATCATTTATTCCTTCTCGTATTTTATTTAATCTAGTTGTTATTTCGGTTGTTTTCAATATCCAATCTTTTTCAATTTGATGTTTGGTTTTCCATTTTTCATCATTCATTAAATGAAAATCTTGTGATGTGTTCAATGGTAATATGGATGATTCATTTCCATTTTTAATTCGATTAATACCGTTCAATACTTGATTGTTATAAATATTTTTATTATCTTCATGTTTTTTATTTTTGTAACACGGACAACAAAGTTTTTTAACAAAATTCCAAAATCTTCTCTGTTTAGTCGTTTTTTGGTAGTTGAGGAGTTGATCTATATTGATCCAACTAATGCTGGGTGGATGAAAATTATTCAATTCCTTTTTCTCGGATGTTGTGGATTCGTAATTTTCAGTATTTATAATTTTTTTAAGATTATCGGAACGCATTTTTATATAATCCATTTGTGCGTTAAGTTTCATCATTCTAATAAATTTAGTTAATTTTACTTTGTCCTTTTTTTTTTGGGCATAATTAGGAATAATATATTTATTTTGTTTTCTAACGTTAGAATAAATTTTATTTAATTCTTTGATTTTAATTACATATCTTTTGTTTATGGTTTCATAATTAGACATAACATAATCCCTAAGTTCGGCTTCGTTATCAATTACTACTTTGCAAGTACTATCAACACATTGTTCTTCATGTATTTTCAATTTGAATATATTAATATAATTGTGTATTTCTGTGAAATGGTTCTGTAACTCTTTTTGAAATAAATCGACGTCTGACAACAAATGACCATATTGTTCTGATGAATTGCTATGTGCTTCGCTTTTGCTATCCCATTCAAAGCCTTTTAATAAAGATTGAAATAATGTTGAAATAGTTGTTAAAACCATAATGGTTATTTTAAAATCCGTTTCGTATTCACTAAATCTATCAATATTCAACAAATATGAACATATTCCACTAATAGCCGTGATTATAATAGCCATAAAACCTATACACAAGGAAAAACGATTAAAATATTTAAAAGATATTTCGTGTAATAATTTTCCTTCCCAACAGTGTTTTTTCAAATCATCCAAATTTTGATGATATAAACTAAAATTATGTTTTACTTTATCTTTAAAATATTTTCTAAATTCTCTTTTCCGTTCTTTTATTGGATTTTGAATTTTCGTTACACCATCTGAATTTGATGTATCGAATGGTGGAATTACAAAATCTTGACATTTGATATCAAACATATTCGGAGAACGTGCAGGTGAATATTCGTCGTTAAACGAAGATATATTAGGAGAGATATATTGGCGTTGTATCATTTCGGGAGAAATATATTGATTTGGAACTTCTGGAGAGAGTTGTTCTGGTGGTGTTGATGTCATTTATTAAATGTAAATGTATTTATATATATAAATACATATAAATATATTTATATAAAATGACTACTCCATTATCACAACAACTTAAACAACCATTATTATCAAAAAACGATTTCCATGAACAAATGGATTATTGGACTAAATTTACTAATATTAAAAGTCAAAATCATCATATTTATTCTTCACAAAACCAAAAATACAACCAAATACTTAACATTCCAATGATAATAATTAGTGCTATTACAGGAACTGTTGTTCTTAGTTTATTAGAATCACTAACACCCAATATGGGTCTTGTTGTGGGTATTTTGAATGTAGCGGTTAGTGTTATGGGATGTATTAAAAGTTTTATGGCTTTCGATAAAAAACATGCTTCTCATAATGATTATTATAAAAAATACAGAAAAATATCCAGAAGATTAAATACATTAAAAATTACCACTGGTAGTAAAAATTATGTCAAAACTATTAAAGATTTAACACTAGAATTAAATAATTTAATTGACGATGAACCTTCATTACCTATCAAATTAATGGTTAATAAAATAGATGTTGATACATTTGACGAAAAAGAAGCCAATATCGATAATCTATGCAAAGTTAAAAATATATCCGAAGAGGAAGATGAAGGATTACTCGATAAAATAGAAGATTTCGCTATGGATGCTAAAGAATTTATTGAAGATGTTGCCGATAAACATGGAGATACAATTGTAAATATGGTAAATGAACATGGTGATGATGTAGTAAATTATATCAAAGAGAAAACTTAAGTAAATTTATGAAATGTAATGGACGATCAGTTATCAAACCACTAATCATATTACCACATTTATTTTTCAAAATCAAATAATCACTTTCATAATTAACGGTATATAAAAATATTTTTATCTTTTTATTAACATATTGTTCCATATTTTTTGTATCCACACTAGTATGACATAACGCAATATTGTCGAACAATTTTTCATGAGTGATCAACTCTATTATCTCATTTGAGAATACATTTGATGTTACAAATGTTAAAATATATGATGAAAAAAAATGACTTAAAAATTTCAATGTATTATAATTAAAACTTAATATTGTATATGAACCACTATATGATGATAATAATGAACTTAATTTCGTTAAATTTTTTTCTGATGGTATTCCTTTTATTTCTATAAATAATTTTTTATTTCCATTAACGATTTTTAGTATTTCATCCAAACTTGGAATAATTCCAAATATCTTACTAAAATTTATATTTATGATACATTCATCGATTCTATAAATACGATTTAATGATGGATCATGATTCACCACAGGAACATTATCTTTGGTAAAATATATATCCATTTCAATAGCATCCACTGGTAATTCCATAGAATATTTGATGGATTTAATAGAATTTTCGTCGCATTCAAGAGAACCTCCGCGGTGACTCACAATATACATACCTATATATCCGATAATTCATAACTAAATATATAATGTTGTGTCTATCAAAACATCGTCATTGTTCGATTCGGGATATATTTTTCCATCTTCCGAAGAATCGTCATCACTAAATAGTGAATCATCGCTTAATTCTGATTTTTTCTTATTAATAAACTTTTTTTTAAATTTTTTACGATGTTTAGAATACGAAAACAAACAAATAGGACATATATTTTCATCGTTTTTATTTAACCATTTAAAATAACAACTTTTATGATATGCATGGTTACATTTTAAAATTATAACATCTTTTATATCTCTCACTTCGTCACAACATACATCACAACATTCCATTAAATCTTCAATATTTTTAGGTCTGTGATTATCACAACAAAAATAATCAGTTAATATTATATTTTCATTTGTCTTAATACGATTACGACATTTGTTTTTATTTGAATTATAGCCATTACAACGGATAGTCATCTCTTATAAAATTATAATGTTAATTTTATATATAAATTAAATTTATAATGAACGATTTCAGTTTCGAATATGAAGTATTTCACTTTTTTATAGTATTTATGATAATGATGTTTTTATTCATTTTATTAGTTTAGTTTTCGTCTTCATCGTCATCTTCGTCCAACGAACTATTAAATATTTTATTTCTTTTAACTACAATGATAAACAATAATGTTATAATTACGCTCACTATAATGTCTCTCGTCGCAATAAACGCAACGAAGAAAACCAATGTTCGACGAACAATTGGTGTTTGCAATATTTTCTCTTCTTTTTTCGTTAAATCTAAACTCATATATCTACCACCTACATTTGACATTAAAATTGCAACTCCTACCAAAAATTTACTGTTGTTTAATAAATTTAATAGTGAATCCATTATATAAATAAATAATAAATTTTATGTATTAACACAAAAATGATATGTGTCAATATCATGTCCAAAAACTTGAATTTGATTGATTAAACCATTCATGTCTTTTTTTATATTTTCACAAATAATATTTTTTATTGTTTGATAAACACGTTCTTTGTCGCTTTTATCAATTGAAATTTCTATGTTAAAATTATATTGGTTTTTGTTCATCCATATACCATTGTTATAATAGTGTGTCAAACCTGTTGTTATTGTCTCACTTATCATCGTGATAATACAATGATTAAATGATCTAAAATCACCAATATTATGCGGTGGATTATTATTTACACTATAATCAAAAAAATCAATACCATAGGTAAATTTAAGTAAATATATTTGGTTCATTATACATGATATTAAAAATCAATTTTTAATATTATATTAAAAAGTTATCTATGATATTATTTAAAATTATGTATAATATTAAAAATAATTTTCAATGATATATCAAGAAAGTAATTATTTAATATCAAAAGTTTCATTTAGTTCTAGTTCATTAAAGTGGTTGAATGTCATCACTAAAGCAACAGCCAATACTAAAGAAATTGTAAAATTATGACTAGATAAATAAGCGACTAAAAACACGCCCACAATTCTAAACATATCGCTTCTTAAAAAATCGTAAGTTCCCAACTTCAAGGTTGGTAAAATTAACCCAGCATAACATGCTAAAAATATCGTAATAAATCCTTCAACGTATATATTAGATAAAGGTTTATCCAACGTTGATTTAGTATATTTCATTATGTCGTTAAGAGTTTTCATATTACACCTGTTTATTATAAATAGGACACATTTTAAATTAAACAAAATGTAATAACACTACAAGTTTTGATCCTACCTATAACAAGTTATTTTTTTAGTTTTATTTTTTTGAAAACTGAAAAAACTTATTTTATATATTTTTATTCTTTAATGGATATTATCATTCTTAATAATATATTTATCACGTTTAATTACATTTGTTGAAAAATTTTTCAATTTGTCCTTCATTAAATTAATGGTTTCAATGTGGATTGCACCATCACCATAAAATTTTAAATATTCATTTAATATTTCTTCTTCAACAAATGTTCTAAAATTACCAACGTAATAACCTTCATTTTCCGAAAGATCTATCAAATATATTGGATACTCATCTAATTTGTCAATATCATAATTTTCACCAACTGCGATAGCATGAAAATATGTACTTTCTTGTGCAAATAATAAACACATATTTTGATCTCCTGAAAAATCGGGTCCATACTCTTTATATAAGTCATCATCCTCTAAATAATCAAACTCGTGATTACCTCTCGAATTCGCTATTTCCTCCCAAAAATCATCCGCATCTATTCCTTCATCTTCTTTTGATCTTGTATCAAGCAAATCTTTCATTTGTTTCAATTTTGAATTCATATTTAATTATTGTATAATTATATAATTATGTAGAAATAAAGAATTCTAATAATAATTGTTAAATTGTTCTTCGACAGCGGTGCATTTAAGTTTCAATTTCATTGGTTTTTTTTTCTCTTTTGTCTCGGTTTCTTCTTCAATCTCATTTTCTTCATCCGATGGATTTTCTTCTTCTACCTCTTCTCCTTTTTCTTCTTCTTCTTTATCTTCCGAATCTTCTTCCTCTGCCATTTCATCTTGGAAATTTTCCATAACTTTGTAATTAGTGAATTTTTCATACATTGATTTTTCGCTTATCATATTTGTCACCCCGATGAACAAAATAGACACGAATAAGGCTACTCTAGGATCTTTAGCACATGTCAAGTAGGCGACCACGAAAATTATCAATGTTTTAACAAATCCATTATTCAACACATTAACTACGCTTTCAGGTAATTCTGGACCCGCAAATACCGTAAATAATGAAGTTAATACAGCAATAACAAATATCAAGGATTTATTTTTCAAAATAGATTCTACATCACGTTGAAATTTAGCAAACATTATATAATTATGTTAGAGATAAAAATAAAAGTATAATATATTATTATTATGTCATCGTATGCAATGTTGGATGAAGCATATAACGAATCACCTGTTATGGTTCAAGATCCGACAGGAATATTTATAGAAAATGATACAAAAAAATATCAAAAAGGATCATACCAAAAATATTTCGAATCTCCTAAAAAATATAATTTTGAAGAAAAACCTGAAAAGAAAACTGAATCGATTGACTATAAATCAACAGAAAAATTTCAAGAATTGCAACAATATGTTAAAGATCTAGAATCACAAATTAAAGGATTGAAACTAAACCAATTAGAAAAAAAACAATCATTATTTGGTGATACTAACTCAAACGAAATGATTATATTTATATCATTCGGTATATTGGTTATCATGGTTCTGGATAGTTTCAGTAAATTGGGGGCAAAATTTGGTAGAAAATAAATATCGTTATTTAATAAATATAAATTTACCTTGCATAATTATTATGCAACGTGATGAAAACTTGTTTTATACCAAGTTGTCAAAAATTAAAAATAAATCGAAATTCAAAAAGAACATAATTATTTCTTGGATCAACGATAACCCATATTATTTCCTAAATGATACTAAACAAATAATAGATTATATACATTATTTCTATAAAATTCCAGAAAAAGAAATATCCATATTATTAACAAATAAAGACAATATTATTAATAAAATCATTCAATTGATTACCAACATAGTAAGTAGTCAAACACATGGTGGTATTGTCATTATATCACATAAAATAATTCAAGAAACATTTATAACTATTTTGGCATTGGAATTATTAAACTTTTGTTATGAAATAAATTCCGAAGACATAACTTGCGAAATAATGTTAATCAATTATATTGATTATTTAATAGATGAAATCAAAATATCAGATAAAATAAAAAAATTAATTCATTATTTTCTCTATAAAAAATTTAAATCTGAAGATTTAACAACTGAAAAAATAACTTATCTCAATTCTCACGATAGTTCCATAATAGAAAATATTATATTTATGTTAAACAAAATAACCAATAAAAATATTATATCATTATTATATCATGTTAATTTTTCTGGAAAGATTAAACAAAATGTTAAATATATTTTGATCATCAATTATTTAAATATTCAATATAACAAAGAACTGACATTAAATGTTAAACATATATTTTCGTTAATAGTTACCTTATTGGATGATGTGACAGATTTAAATGAAGATTCTCATAATAAATCTGAAAATGTTATTTTAACAGGAAAACACAGTATTTATGGCGTTTTATCAACAATATTAAATTTACACAATAAACTTGCAAATACATCCAATATAAAAAAACGGTTTTTCAATGATATGATTTTACACGTAATGGGATTAGCATTGGCAAATAACAAAAACATACCCAATAAATTAATAAGTAGCATTGACGATAAAATATATTTACCTTTATCATGTTTAAATCAAAATACACATTCTCTTCATTTTACAAAATATAATTTTATTTTTAATTATTATTTATTTAACATTAACTCTCGTTTATTACAATACGATATTCCTTTTGATAATCATTATGATAATCATTCTGATTATGCGTTCTTCATGTCACGTTATAAAATTAATAATAGTAATCAACCTATTAAATTTAACAAAATAGTAAATATAATTACTGAAAAAGTATTATCAACCATGGAAAATGAGTTATTAATTAATAAATTATTAACTGATGTTAGCACCACTCATTTAAATGAAATAATTAAATATATATTAAACCAAAAAGGAAAAAATATAAGAAGTATATTCAATATTTTATTATATTTGTCTGTCAAACATGATCAATATGTTACACATATTGATAACGATAAATTAACATATGATACATTAGATAAATACGATAATAATTTAAATAAATTAGTCATATATTGTTCTGCATTGGAATTAATTCATTTATCGTCATTGATCCACGACGATGTTATTGATGAGTCGGTTATTAGACGTTCAAACCCTACATTAAACCTGAAATATTCTAACAAAATAGCCATATTATTTGGTGATTATTTAATAACCAAAGCATATAAATTATTAACAACTTTTGATTCAAAAACGGTAGATGTGAAGACAGTCAATGAAACTAATAATAACATTATATCGTTGATCCAAACACTGATAACGGGAGAAGTCAATGAACTCACCACCAATTTTAAACCTACTACATTTCAAAAATATATTCAACGAATATATCAAAAAACAGGTGTTTTTTTAGAAGTTAATTCAGAAAATATATATAAGTTAGCATATCCTTCATGTGATGATACTGATAAACATAAGTTTTTTAAAAATTTAGGAATTAATTTGGGTATTGCGTTTCAAATAAAAGATGATTTATTGGATTATCAATCGGATTCTAATACATTAGGAAAACCAGTATATGAAGACCTTATTAATGGTATTGTAACTGCACCTTATTTATTTTCATTGGATGATAATCCAGATATATCAATGATATTAACATTGGCTGAACTTAAAAAAATAAAAAAAGAAAAAATTAAAAATATATTTGATAATATATTAATATCACAACACAAAAATAATAAAAGAACATTTATAGATAAAACACAAGATTTAGTTAATTACCATATTGAAATATCGTTGGATAACTTAAATAAAATCATACCAATTCAAGAAAATTATCATGAAAATATATTTTTACAAAATTTTATCCAATTAATATTGTATGTAGGTTCTAGAATAATTTGAATTTTGGCTTTGCCAAAATTCAAATGTTGCGACTGTGTCGCAACAATTGCGTTGGTATGACTTCGTCACACCAACTGAGTTTTTTATGGTTTCACCAAAAAAAAACTCATTGATGAAGAGTAAAATTTGATAACTTCGTTACCAAATTTTTGCTAATGGAATTTTGTGGCAAATTGTTGCACACTATTTATGCAAAAAAATCACATGTAAAACTTGACGTTTTAGATGCGAAAAAACATAAAAAATGGTGTATTAAATCAAAAAATTCAAATTACAACCAACAATGTTTGAAGAAATAAATAGTGTGTTCAACGTATGAAATCAAAAAATGTTGTTTGGATAACACCAATTTATGAAAATAATGAAACCAACATGTATCAGTACTTAAATACAACAATGGTGATAAAACAAGTAAAACAAAAAATTTTTTACCAAAACGCATTTTAATTTTTTCTAAATTAGTTGGTTTCAAACTATCATTATGTTTCTCGCCATTAGCAAAATTATCGGTTAGCATCATGAGTTGAACATTTTTACCCAATGATGGATAATATGATAATCTCTTCTGAACCAAATTTTTAACGTTATTGAACGACTTTTTACCATTATATTCATTCATGCATCCATCTACTACAACTCTTCGCAAATTATAATCAAATCCTAATACTAACAATGGACATTTCAAATTTTTTGCTAAATAAAAATAAGAACATCTATCACCATCGGTATCTTCATATAGATGAACAATTAGAGTCGTTTTACGAGTAATATTTCTTAAGTAATTAGGTAATGGTTGAAATGGTGTTGCATGACTAACCTTATCTTTTGGAATAAACCCCAAATATCCTAAGAAATACCTATTATACCACTTAAAATAATCACGATTCATTAAAATTTGGTATCTAAATCTATGTTTCCATAGAAATGACAACAACATAATTTTCTCATACAATGAATGACTATTATTGTATTTAACTACATACAATTTTTCTTCTTTTAATGTGCTTAACTTATCAGGTGTCATATAATTTTCCTCTTCGTATTCACACAATTTTTTATCATCATCCTCAAATAAATCATATTCATTCACAGAACGATAATATGTTGTCCAGTTAGTTAAAAACATCATCATATTTCCAAACAACACAAAAGATTTGTATAACACAAAGTTAAACGGTTTGACATAAAAAGGCGTCAGAATGTTCTGAACATTATTACAACCATATTTAAAAGGTTTTTTAACCTTGTTGGACATTCCAAATACGTTTGACACATTGCTTTTCATTCTATCTAAACGTGTTTTGACAAAACTCCTAAGATTAATATAACCAACAGGCTTAACAAAATCATTAGGCTTAACAAAATCATTAGGCTTATTATCATTGAATTCAATATTTGCTCCAGATCGAGTTCTCATTTAATTATATAATAATTAAATAGTTTGTTTTATATACTATTAATTTTTTAAATCGTTAATTAGGACATCTTTAGTTTTATATTTACCATTTTTAGTTATTTTTATTTTTTTATTTTTAGCATAAGTTCGTAATGTTAATAAATCATATTTATCGAAATCTATTATTTTATCGCATTCTATATTTTTTGTCCTTTTTTTATTTTGCAAATTATAAACAGAATGTGTGCATAAAGCATAAGATGGATATTTTGCTTTTATTATGCAACTACAATATCTTTGTTCTATTTTGGTATGCATTATTTTGTATATCAAGAGATAAAAAATTGATATAAAATATTAGATAATCACAACAATACTATTAATAATATGACTAAAGAAGTTGAACTTATATATATGACTGTTGATGAAGACAAAGATGAAGATGGTAATCGAATCTACATGTTTGCAGGTATTAACGATGGAAAACATTTCATTATGGATCAAGAAAAAATGTATGATGGAGATCAATTTGACCATGCCGTTACTGAAGGTGTCAAACAATTTCCATTATACACCAGAGAAGCACTTGAAAAAAAAGAAATGATTAAAAAAGATAAATATATTAAAGATGGAATCGTATTAAAAGAAGATATTTATAAATATATTGAATCAGATATTGATGGAAATTTGGTTATATTTTCAGTTCCATTTGAAAAACCTATGAACGAATAGCATTTTTAATTCCTTTAATGACACTATTAATTTTAGGATTTTTTATAGTATATGTATCATTATGTATGGTATGTATCCTTATTGCTTTTATTTTATTTGTTTTACCTAATCCAAAAAATAATTTATTTGAACCGTCCGATCCCATTCCTGTCCCACCCTGTACATTTTCTTTATAAAATTTTTTCTTTCCAGTATCCAAAACAACTTTGGCATTGACAAATTTATTATTACTTGGTAAATCAACTACTATGTAATTATTATCGTTATTTTTATTTATGTAAGCATTAACGGGTCCATTCATATTAATCCATATCACATCCTTTCTATTATCATCATTTATATCTGCTAATAAAGGTGTTTGTCCAAAATAACGATTAAAGTATTTCATTTTGCGAGTAAATTTTCCTTTATCCATGGAATAGACATGTCCAGGCTTGGGATTGACGTGATGTAATGGAAATAATTTCGTGTTCTCTGCAAATAATAAATCCAAATCACTATCTGCATCTAAATCCGTCATAACCGCACCCCAACCAAATCCCTTTCCATCAATACCCATATCTTTACTAATTTCCGTAAATTTAAAATTACCATCGTTTCTTAATAGAAAATGTTTGAATGCTTGTTTTTGACCTTTTTTGACATCTCCTAATGATAGTTTATCTCGTCGAGTATCAGACCCTATATTTGTCAAAAATAAATCTTGATCACCATCATTATCAATATCTCCACTAGCAAGACCCATCCAATTTCCTTTATATTCGTTGGCGAGTATCGATTCAAATTTACCTTCGTTATTTTTCAATATTTCTATTTCTCCCGAATCATGTGCTAACACTAAATCAACCCAATCATCACCATTCAAATCAATAAAAGATGAAGTAAATGTATTATATTGTGATCCACCTGCATTAGTATTTTTTGTTACATCAATAAAACCAACTTTAGAATTTTTCAATAATACATTTTTTCTTCCATGGTTTTTATCGTTGAACACCGTCCCACGATATTTTTTAAGATGTGTAAAATAACTAATATAAATATCAGGTTTCCCATCTTTATTATAATCGGATACTGAAATAGCAAGTGGAACTTTGTCTTCTTTGCCTATTATTCGAATTTTTTCGAATATATAACCATTCATGTGTTTATACATATAAACACCGTTTGTTCTACCTACTATTAAATCATCCTTTCCATCATTATCCATATCAAACGACACTGCACTTAAAGTATTTGAATCATCACTCAAAATTGTTTCATCTATCAAATTTATAAATTTACTATTTTCAAATAATAATAGTTGATCCTTCTGTTTATCACCACCACCAACAAAAATGTGTGGTTTATCGTGGATATTTATGACGGTTGAACCGGAAAACATCCATCCGTTTTCATTTCTGTGAATATGTTCAGATTGAATTGGTTCATCGCCATACAATAAATTTAAAAAATACGCACGTTTAGGTGATGGTGCATTTGAAATTAAAGTCATAACCAACGAAATTATCAATGGAAGCAATATATAATACAATTTTTTTCGGATCGACATTTTATTTTTAAATATCTTAATAGCAAAAATTATTGAAATAATTATTCCGAACATCAATGGTTTTGCATCATGGTATAAATGTCCCAAGACAAAACTGGGAGTAATTAAATCTAACATATCTTCCTCTCCTTCTCCTTCTCCTTCGTCTTGTGCCATAAATATTATATAATTATATAATATTTAATGTTGTTATTATCACTACTTAGTCCAATTACAGAATTATTTCCAAATTTATATGGTTCTTGGTGGTATCCAACCAACAATAATATCGATTTATATCACGAACTAACATTAGTAAGAAGTTTGTTAGTTATAGTTGTTTGGACACCCATACTTTTGCGTTTATATATTCTTAACAAAGAATACACATTACTGATAGGGACTACCATTTCGGTTGCATTTCTAACAAAATTAGTCGATTATAACAACACCATATCCGAAAAATTATATATACTAACATTTTTGATAATTTCTAAATTGTTATATAAATATGTTGGATCGATCATATTGGTTTATGTCTCTTTTATTTTTGCAGGTGCTAAACTAATTAGTGATAATAGAAATGTTAATTTGGAAAATGACGTTAAAGGAAGATATATATTTTCATTAGGATTTTTAGGTTTTTTGTATTCATTGATTAAGATATAATCTACGTAATTATTATTATGAAACCGATAATAATTGTTTTGTTTATGGTATTGCTCATCATGCCGTTTTTTGGAGAAAAAATAAATTTAATATACTGTCCAAACGAAAAAACCTACATTGATAGATTATATAAATATTTCACTAATCAAACAGGTTTAACATACGTTTTGTGTCCTAATATTACCTTGGGTAACGATAATAATGTTTATCTGAAATTACTTGATAATAAATTTATTTCTAATAAACGATATTTATGGGAATCGTTAAACACATATTATGGTAAAAAAACACTTTTAGTAACACCTAAAACATACATATTTCCTAACGATTATGAATCATACAAAAAAGAATGTGAAGGTAAAAAAATGATATTTAAAACCAATTCCCATCGTCAAGAAGGATTATTTGTTACTAACATGATTCAGTCATCAACGTTTATCGAAAAAGAAAAATTTATTGTTGCACAGCGTTTCATGGATAACGCATATACCTACAAAAATAAAAAAATATCTTGTCGGTTATATTTATTTATTAAATGTTACAAAAATAATATTCAAATATTTATTTTTAATGACGGTTTAGTATATTATTCATCTAATGAAAATAAAGATGTTGCATCTTTTTATGATTCTAAAAAATTATATGATAATAAATATCCAATGTCAATAAATAAACTTGACAAAAAAATATTTAATTCATTATATAATACCACAAAAATGTTAATTCCTATTATTAAAAAACATGTCAAATGCGATAGTAACTATCGAGTAGAACTATTCGGAGTAGATTTCCATATCACAAAAGATTATAAATCTTTTATTTTAGAAGTAAATAGCGGTCCCGGCATGACATCTCATAACAAAATAGATGATGATATTCGTAATGAACTAATGAAAAGTTATAATAATATTCTTAAAGGGGGATAAAAATTCCGATAAGTTCAAACCCTAACAAAAATGTGCTAATTGACAAATCATTTGTGATGTAGCGTGTTGTTCAATATATTGATATACCAATGGCAATGTAGCATTAACAATCATTTCACATTTACTTTCGTATTTATGGGTATATTCACACCACGAATCCACATATTCTTGAACCTTACTTTCAGGTAATTTATGTTCCGCAAAATCTTCAGCGATCTCAACAACAGATTGACACATATCACATTTGTCTCCCAACTCATATGAAGGTTCATCTGGAACATGCATGGGACAATCACCTAGATATGTGCAAATATGATAATCACCCAATTCTGCACTTAACATGGTTACCGTCGCTGGAAGGTATAAATCGTTAAAATTGAGACATGCTAATTTATTATCTAGATTATCACAATAAGATACATATTCTTTACGAATATCCGTCATTTTATATGTCTTACCACCATTAGTCAAACTACTGATTTTATGTGTGAAATCCAAACATTCATGACATTCAGTTTCATGTGGAATTTCTTGTGACATGCACATTGATGCTAACATAGCGATTACAAAAATTTGATACTTATTCATTATTATTATAATAATAATAATAATAAAGTTTTATATTCAAATAATAAAATTGAATGTTATTTATTTAATCTATTGAATTATAGTTAAATAGAATGACATTAAACGCTAAGCAAAATGAAGCATATAATTTATTTAAAGACGGAAAAAATTTATGTATCACAGGATCAGCAGGTGTTGGTAAAACTTTTTTAATAAAAGAATTTTCCGAATGGGCTAGATATAATAATAAAAAAATAGGTGTGACAGCAATGACAGGTTGTGCAGCGTTGCTAATTAATGGTAAAACATTACATAGTTGGGCAGGAATCGGTTTGGGTGATGGTGAAAGTGAATCATTACTTAAAAAAGTGAGAATTAACAAAACATCCAGAGACAAATGGTTATCAGTTGATATTCTGATTATAGATGAAGTTAGTATGCTAACTTCAACATTGTTCAACAAGTTAAATTATATTGCTACTAGTATCAGAAAAAATATGTTTAGTCCTTTTGGTGGGATTCAGGTTATTTTGGTTGGCGATTTTTATCAATTACCACCCATTAAATCGGATGAGTTTGTTTTCGAAAGTGAAATATTTAAAAAAGTTATCAACCAAACAATTGAATTGACTGATATTAAAAGACAATCAGATAAAATCTTTCAAGATATATTAAATAATGTTAGAGTTAATAAACTTACGCAAGACCAAATTGAATTGCTCGATAAACGAACATATGAACATTTGGAATTGGAAAATCCGAATATTAAAGAAGAAATAGATTCATATGAAATTAAACCAACAAAAATATATACTCTTAAAAAAGATGTTAAAAAAATAAATGATGATAATCTCACTAAACTTGGAGAAGAAATAAAAGTATTTGTTCCCGAAACAACAGTCGAACCACGAAAAAGTTATGTATTTAAACGAAGGGAAATAGATATGACCGTTGAAATTATGGATAATAATAGTAGTTATGAACCATGTTTGAAATTATGTGTCAAAGCACAAGTAATGTTAATCATTAATGATAATTTCGAAAAAGGATTGGTTAATGGAAGTAGGGGTGTTATTACCGATTTCGATTCTAAAAATAACCCTATTGTTAAATTTCATAATGGAGAAACATCAACTATCTCGAAACACGGATTTGAATATAATGATGATATAAAAGGAAAAATTATTAGGTCACAATATCCTTTAAAATTAGCATGGTGTATTACGGTTCATAAATCTCAAGGAATGAGTATTGATCTAGCAGAAATTGATATTGGTAAAAAAGTATTCGAATATGGACAGTCATATGTCGCTTTATCAAGAGTTCGAAATCTAGAAGGATTATTTTTAATTAAGTTTGATCCCACAAAAATCAAATGTCATCCAAAAGTGGATAAATTTTTTAATGAACAATCAACTAATAAAAAAAAACCAAATAATATTATCAATCAACTTTCTATTGACCAATTTGTTGAACGTTTGGTTGATGCATAGAATATAAATATACGATTATATCTATAACTAATATATAATGTTTTGGAATAAATTATTTAAATTAAATGACACGACTCAGGATGATAACTATGAAATTATAGACAAAAATGATGTTAGATTACAAACTATTTCTTGGTATTTAAGTAAATATTTCAAAAAACACAATGAAATCAATAAATTTTTGAAATTATATTACAATTCGCAAATTGGTGATTATCCATATAAAGAAAAAACTGAAGATTTGGAAACCTTTTTACAAACATTTTTAGATTTACATAATGATAATTCTTATGATAAAGATAAATTTATTAAACTTATTCATTTTATAGTTGATAAAAATAATGGATTAGGATGGAGACAATTATTTAAAATTATTATCAAATTTTTATTAGAAAATAATGTTAATATTAATTATGAACAAATATTACATAAATTAATTACAATTAGTCGCTACGATACCATGTTAGTTTTCATGGATACCAAATATGAATCACTTATGTATGATGTTTTCTGTGATATATTAGTGTCTGATAAACTGAACGGTGACAATATATCGACATTGGCGTATTGGATTCATAATGAAAAAAATGATGTCAATAAAAAATATAATTTTAATTATAATTTGAGTTATCTAATATCTAAAAAACTTCCCAATTTATACATACAAGCAGTCGAAGAAAATAGATTCAGAATAAATAAAAGTATATATCTAAAAATACTGAGAAAAGATTTTTTAGTCCCTCTTAAAAAAATTATATTAGAAAATAAACATAATCGGGATTTTTCATTTGATAGTCCTAATGTCACTTATGATGAAGATAAACGAAATAAAATTGAGAACCTAAAAAAATATATTGATTCATAACGTTATAGTCATTAATTCTCCATCAATAACACTACGATCGATTAACGTATTATGAACAACTACAAAAATACGATATAAATCAATAGAATCTCTATCAATAAGTTTATCATAAAGTTCATTATATTTCATCAATATAATATCATTAATTGTAACGATTTTATTATGATCTGAATGTCCATCATGAATCATGATATTCATATCCAAATAATGTGAATTTAATAATAATTCAGTCATATTTAAATCATTCAAACCAAGAAGTATAGATTCTATTACTGGTGTTTTAAATTCAGTTATATATAGTCCGTTTTTTCCTAAAATTAAAGTTCCTATGGGAGGATGCTCTTTGGTATGTATATTTTTTTTGCATGTTCTATGATTAATTACATTATCTCTTGGGCGTTTCATTATTATATAGTAATCAAATCAAATTGTTATATTATTTAATTAAATTAAATTATAAGTATATAAAGAAAATTATATTAGTAATATATAAGTTTGCTAACATATATCATTAACGCAAACTGGTTATTTAATAATATAGTAATAAAATAATTTAGTAACAAAATAATTTTTAAATTCGTTTGGTAACATATAATTCGTTTAGTAATTAATAGTTCAGTAATGAAATAGTTTAGTAATAAAATAGTTTAGTAATAAAATAGTTTAGTAATGAAATAGTTTAGTAATGAAATAGTTTAGTAATGAAATTGTTCAGTAACATATAATTCGTTTAGTAATTAATAGATTAGTAATAAAATAGTTTAGTAATAGTTTAGTAATAAAATAGTTTAGTAATGAAATTATTCAGTAACATATAATTCGTTTAGTAATTAATAGTTTAGTGATAAAATAGTTTAGTAATAGTTTAGTAATAGTTTAGTAATAGTTTAGTAATAAAATAGTTTAGTGATAAAATAGTTTAGTAATAGTTTAGTAATAAAATAGTTTAGTGATAAAATAGTTTAGTAATAGTTTAGTGATAAAATAGTTTAGTAATAGTTTAGTAATAAAATTGTTCAGTAACATATAATTCGTTTAGTAATTAATAGTTCAGTAATAAAATAGTTTTCAATGATAAATAATAGTAAAAATTTAATAGAAAATAGTTTGATAAAATATATTTGGAAAAAATAAAATAATGAAAGTTAATTAGAACATGTTTGGTAAAAATATAGGTGGTTCATGTTCATAAAATATGAAATGTAAAATAATGAAAGTTAATTGGATCATATCTGGTGGAAAATTAAGTTGGATCATGTTTGAAAAATATAGGTAAATCATGTTCATCAAATTTGGACATGTTTGGTAAAAATATAGTTGGGTAATGTTCATCAAATTTGGACATGTTTGATACAAATATAGTTGAACCATGTATGGTGGAATGAGTCACATTTGACAAAATAATAATAATAAAAATTTACAGAAGTGTGTGTGTGCGTATTGTGTGTGTGTGTGTTGATTTTTTTATAATTTTTTATAAAAAAATATAATTAAATTTAAAAAATTTTGTTAAGACATTTTATGATATATGTTATATTATCAATTGATTTACCTTTGTTGTGCCAGAGTTTCAGTATTTTATTTAACAATATATCATTAATTATTTCTTTTGATTTATCGATATTATTACATTCGATATATGTGTTGTATAAACATACACCCATGTCACCGTTCGATACACATCCCCATACACCATCCGTTGCGTTGATTATAGCCACATTTTGTTGATAATTTTCTACAACGTGAATATCGGGAACTGGAGAAATAATGAAATCAATATCATATGTTTTAATAAAATTATTATATTCTTCTGTTGATTTCAACGATGTCCATTTGTTTATACTAGGTATTTTATTATAAAATACAGTGTAAAATTTTTCGAGTTGCCATAAATCACCAAATCCTCTCGTTAAATTTATTCTTCCAAACAGATAATTTCCATTGAAATACCCACCTAGTGATAAAACTCTACTCTTTTCACTTATATTTTTGATATTATGATCCTGAGATATTTGAATTGCTTTGAAATCTGGATCGATTATGGTTGTTCGTGTATCTCCAACATTAGAAACATACAAATTTTTATATAAATATATTCCGACAAGTGCTGTAGTCCCACTCTTTATCGCATCTAGTTTTTCGTAGTTTAATATAATTTTATGTTGGCATTTATGGTATAAGTTGTGCAACAACGATTTAACCATGCTATTAGAACGTTCAATATCAAACTCATAATATTCCTTTTCCACAGGGACAACTATTGTCTTTTCAATTATCTTAAAAGTATCATTTTCATCAAAATCATAAACTTCTTCTTCCACGTTTTCATAAGTATCCACCATTTTAGTTTTTTTGTTAAACAACTTATTATAATCGTAGTCAGTAAAATATTTTTTCAACTTATTGTAAAAATACTTACATACATAATCCGCTACCTTATCTCCATTATGTCCATCAAATATACCAAATATTTCCACATTATCGTTTATTTTTTTGCTAAAATACTTATCTTCATTATAACTTCTGTCACCTATAAAATTATTATTTAATATGGTCATCTATATCTAACTTTATCATTATAATTTCATTCTCCAAACTTAATATTATAGAAATTATCATATATTTAACATATAAATTTACAAAACATCACTCTATCAAATTTAATCTATCTATTTAATATAAAAATGGAGGATTTAAGTTTTTCTGATAAATACATCATGGAAAAAAGAGAGGAGTTAGTTCTTCAGGTGTTGGCGTTATTCGGAATCAATAACTTTATCGAAAAACAATACATCAGTTTCGCAGATCTAAATGATCGCGAAATACTTTCTCAACTAAGAAACATGATTCCTGCACTTAGAACCGTTTTTCAAATCGCCAGAAACAGGGCGTTAAGTTACACCAGTTGGGATAGTTCTAAGCACCCGGGGTTAAACCTCCTAAGACAAATATTAAAAGAAATCGGTTACAAATTATCAATTATCAATGAGTTTAGAGGAACGCTCGAAATCAAAGATAAGAAAAAAAAAATTTACAACACCAAGTATATAATTGTTAAACTCGATGAACCAACAGAAGACAACCAAGACGAGTTGTGCAAAATCGTCGAAGAAAAAAAAAATTTCACCAACGCAGTTCCACTTAAAAAATCCGACCAAACAATAACCATGGGTCTGAACTAATCATTTATTACAACATATAAAACTTTCTAAGGTTTTTGATTTATTGTCTATCGGTTTTTTTCGTTTTAACCGATAATCATTTTTGTTATTTGTCATATAATTTATATGTTCTTCAACTTGTGGCATTATCGACATTATTGGAGGCATTACCAATTTATAACTTTTTTCATTAGTCACATTATTTCTTCTATATGACTCGATCGATAAACAACCACCAAATATTTTGAGTAACTCCTTGGGACCCGCTAAATTTATTCTAGATGGAGTTTTAGATTTTGTGATCTTTTGATATAATAGATTCAATAAGGCATATCTTTCATAACAATTATAATCATTGGTATTGAAATTATACGCCGCAGCACAATTAAAACTACAGAAAACACCATACGAATGAAACATATTATTGCTATATTTGTATGGCAAAGAAATGGGTATGGTAGTGAATTTATGACAACACCACCAACAACATACATCCGTTTTTTCTGGATAAACATTATAATTGTCGTTCTTACATACATCATTAAAAAAATTAACCAAAACGCCCACGTCCATTTTGTTAGATTCTTCCTCATTGTCAATTATAATGTCATTGATAATATCCTTATAATCCTTGAGTTTATGATTAATTTTACTATTAGTCATTTTATCATTTAACCTAGCAATATCCAATTTTTGTTTATTTTCATCATGTTCAAGACTTTCAAAATTTAATAGTTCTGAATTATTGGAAAACGACGATTCCAAGGGTTGAGGATCACCTAAACTTGGGTAATAAGTATATGGATCTAATTTCAGATTTTCGTCATTATATGTATCATTATAAAAATCTGTATCATTGGTTTTGTTCCCCAAAACATAAGGTATGTGCAAAATAATGTTTTCATAAGCATTCACAGAAACTTCCACACTATCATTATATTTTTCGTCATCTACAGTTACCAATGGTTCTTCATTCTCAATTAATTTATCCTTTGGTTTCCTACCACGTTTTTTTATAGTGTTATCAGTGACAACACCTTCCTCTATTATCATTTTTGGTTTCCTACCACGTTTCTTAGGTTCATCTTTTGATTCATCTTTTGATTCATTTTTTGATTCATTGGTTTTTGAAGGGCGACCGCGTTTTTTTGGTTGTGATTCTTCATCCATTTTATAATATTTAATTAATATCCTTAAACCATAATAATTAATTAAATCGTTCATACTTAAAGAAAGTTGAAAAAATCTAAACAAAAATGTTATCATATCATATACAAGTTTAAATGTCGTCATCCATTAAAAAGGCTAACAGAATTATTAAAAATATGAAAGGTGGAAAATTTAGTTCAATGATAGGTGATAATAAACCTACGTTTTATGAAGTTAAATCAATCAGGGGTGGTGCTATCCCTAAAGAAGTAACGGATAATCAAATTATTGATGCTAAAGCAAATGTTGCTGATGCACAAAATGAATTATCAACACTCATGACAGAAAGCGATTCCTACAATAAATACAATTATCAAGAAGAAGAAAAACAATGTAATGATTCTAAAAAAATCGCCAAAGAAAAAATGCGTGAACATCAAGAAGCGGAAGATAAACATGTCAGTAAAAAATGCGATTCGTATAATAAACTAAAACCCAAAAATGTATCAGAAGAAACAAAAGAAACAGAAGAAATAGAAGAAACAGAACCTACAAAAACAGTAGAAAAACCTAAAACATTAAGCGAAGAATCCGAAACACTCATAAGTAGCGATACCAAAAAAGCATTAAGTAAATTGGCGGTTCAATATAAAAATAGCAATGGAAAATCTCCAAATGTATTATATATCGATCAACGCTTACAACAAGCAATCGACAAAGCAAATTCTGGTGTATCAGTGTTTAGTGGTGGTGGCGATTTATATTTCATGGACAATAAAAGCAAAAAAACATATAAACAAAATACACGTTCAACTAAAGGTAAAAATATGATTACCTCATTTTTAAATAACGGACAAAAAGGAGGTAATCTCTTGACACCTGATGGTAAAATATTCTTAACCAAAAATAAGTCAAACAAAACATATATAGGTGGTGATAAATCATTCGAAACGAGTAACCTTGGACATGTTTATCAAACACAAGGCGGTGCGTCCAAACAAAAAAAAAGCACAAAATCAAAAAAAGTAACTAAACCAAAAAAGTAATAAAAAATCAAAAAAAAAATCGATTTATATTTTAGTGCATGTAAAATATTATAGTTATAATGTGTAATAAGAAGGGGTTTGTTGAATTAATAATAGGATGTATGTTTTCAGGAAAAACATCTGAATTATTCAGACGGACATGTTTATTAGAAGTCATAAACAAAGAATACATTCTAGTCAATCATAGTAAAGATACTAGATATGGAAATAATGTAATATCCACTCATGATAAACATCAAAAATATTGCGTTTGTTTAGAATCTATCTGTGATTTATGGCATAAATATGCAGATATTTATGAACGATGTGATGATATATTTATAGAAGAAGCCCAGTTTTTTGAGGATCTAGAAAAATTCGTTTTGGTCGCTTCACGTAACAAAAAAAATATTTATATATTTGGATTAGATGGCGACTTCAAAGCAAAAATGTTCAATTCGATTGTTCAAGTGTTACCACATGCAAATAAAATTACTAAACTAAACGCACTATGCAAATCCTGTAATGATGGAACTGAAGCCATTTACACTCATTTATTAGATAAATCAAACGTGATAAATGAAAGTAATATTATTATTGGAAATCAAGAAAAATATATTCCGTTATGTAGAGAATGCTATTTCGAAAAAAATATTCTAACATAAATATATAATGGCTGACTATTCATCTCAAGAAGAATCCACAGGTGGTGGAAACCTATTTAAAATGGGCGGAACTAAAGCAGTAAATATTGATAGCAAAAAAAACAAACAGATGAAGGGCGTTAAACGAACCGTTCATGTCACCAATAAAGGTAAAAAATTCGTTTATCGTTTCAGTAAAACAACTGGAAAAAAATATAAGGTTTATATTGGTGATTTAAGAAAAACAAAAAAAAATAAAAAAACCAAGAAAACTAAAAAATCTAAAAAATCCACCAAATAGATTGGTTAGATTGGTTAGATTCAGTAATGTTCTAATATATATTTCTAAAAATATATATTTTGAAAATTATTTAATTTATTGAAAATTATCACATAATGGGTGCCCCTAAATTTGTAGCAACTAAACCACCATATCCACCAAACATATCACCTTTAATTTTCGTATCTGTCCATTGTCCATTACACGATTGATCACTACTAGCACAATATCCATTTACTCTTTTTTCCAAATTTTGATCGTGGGAATTGCTATCAGAACCACAACCACATCCACTATTTTGTCCATGTTCATTACGCTGATCTTGAACTTGGATTTCATCCTTATAATATTGAGAATTTGCTTGACTAGGTTGATTTTGGTTAGAATTGGAATGCAACTCTCGTTGCAAAGTATCCATATTAAATTTATCTGGTGTAGATTCGTTTTGTGGATTGTTATCACGTTTCATTATTATCTCTTCTTCATCATCATCATCTTTATTTTCAAATTTTTCAGTGTCTATAAAATGACTCATTTTTTTCTTGAATTCAGTTTGCACAGAAAATAAAGGTAACATAAACATCAAACCCATAAGATGATATTTATTACACGCAGTGGGTCCAAATAACGATTTAGAACCATATTCTAAAGATACCGTCACCAAATACATCATAACACCCATCAATAATGATGAATAAAATAATTCGAATAATATTAACATTTGGCTTTTGGATTCGTTATATTCTGGTAAAATTTTATTTAACATAATTCCTGAACCATATCCTAACATAAAATAAATTCCTGATTTTACAGAAACCTCAAATAAATCCGAACCGCTTACATTAATGGGTTCTAATGTGTGTGTTTTAAAATAAAATAAATTTTGAATTTTTTCCATTATATAAAATGAGAAGATTTATTTTACAACACTATATGTCGTCTATATCCTCGTCACTACTTATATCGTAATCCCTATTTTGTTGTCCAATAAATTGTTCTTCGTCGTATCCATCATCATCATCGCCCATTTCAAACTCAAACATATCATCATCTTTATTTACAGAAGTATCCGCACCTTGTCTTAATAAAGTGGTTATTTCTTTGCGATTGGTACTCTTCCTAATATATTTTTTATCTTTACTATCATATTTGTGAATAATGTCTATTTTTTCTTTTGAATATATATTATTCATCCCTACTCTAACACTGTATAAAACCAAATCGCCCACATCGAAAATAACACGTTTTCGAATTTTTCCTCTAACTATTCCTAACACTTGTTTTTTTAATTTATCTTTTTCATCATTATACGGTTTTTGAACCATCATATATCCATTACCTAATTTTTTAATTAAAATACCATAATCTTGATCGTCGGTAGCCAATATTATGTTCTTACCATCCGATAAATCGTCATTATTTTTTTGACGTTTGTGACCTTTACCTCCTGTTTTATTCTTCATAATATATAAATATCAAATTATATATTTAAGTTAAAATAATGTAAATTAAAATGTTTTTTTAAATATATAATGCGATTTGTTACATCATTAGTGTCAATTATCGTATCCGCACACATTATATTTAAACGTAATGAAAAGAAAGATGGTTCAAATGATGATTTAATTATGAATAAATTCATAAACTCTATTTATTACATCAACAAATATATTTTGGGAATAGAACAAACAATAGTCAAAGATCCATTGCTTTTTCTGAAAGATAAAGTTATAGTTACCGTAAATCATCAAAATTATTGTGATTGGTTACATATATTTCACTATTTAAAACACGAAAATATATATAATGTAAAATTCATGTGCAAACGAAACGCACTTCCTAGTAATTCAATCGTTTCAGATTTTGTTAGGAGAAATTATATACTGGTAGATAGAGATTATGCAAAAGACATAATTAATATTAAAGAACAAATTCATAAATTAGGTGACAAATATGTTTTATTCATATTTCCTGAAGGGACATTCGGAGACGATCCTGAATATTTAAGATTTAGCAATGATTTCATGAAATTAATGAATAAACCTACCCTCAAATATACTTTAAGCCCAAAATATAAAGGTTTAAAATTATTATTGAAAAATGTTGCTTATGATCAAATAATCGATATGACAATATCGTTTAAAGAAAATTATCCTAAAAATTTTAATGCTAATATCATGGGAACAACTTATTCAAGTTTATTATTGGATCAATATCCACAACATAGCGAAATAAATATTAGAGAAATATCCATCGACATAAATAACATAAAAAATGATTTATTAGATGTATGGGTTGAGAAAGACCAAATAATGGAACAATACTACTTGAAAAATCAAATTACATATGCTAATCCATATAAAAAATTTGCTAGAAATATTATTATTATTATTATTTTATACATATTTATTATTAACTGGAAACATCTTATGAAATTTATAAATAAAATTAATCGAGTAAATGGTCAATAGTTAAATTATTATACATAGATATAAATGAAATTAACAAAAATAAATAAATATTTACTTTTCATATTAACCGCAATATTAATATTATTTTATTATGATAAAATATTGAATTTTTTTACCAAATTATTATCCAATAAACGAATTGTTCGAATCACAAAACCTGATATACCTCTCAATGAGATTAAGAGAAGAATACAGAAAGTCGAATCCGAAACATCCATTCCTCCAAATAAATTGATTAAACTTGGAACAATGTATCAATATGGATTGCATGGAAAACCCGTTGATTATGTTAAATCACTCGAATATTACAATAGAGCCATTAACTCTGATTTGGCTGGAAAAGCACATTATCATATAGGAAAAATGTATTACGAAGGCTGTGGAAATTTACAACCTGATGGAACAGAATCCATTAACCATTTATTACAATCGTTACAAGATAGAATATATGCATCCATTTTAATTCTAGGAGATATTTATGCAAATGGAATCCACCCAAATTTTCAACCGAATAAAGTGGCTGCTAAAGAACTTTATGAATTATTGATTAATTATGATGATAAAGCGGTGTCAAAAGAACTTAAAAATGAAGCAACCGAAAAATATATAGGTTTAAATAAACTAAATTCAGATGATACTCCCATGGTAGATACACATGCATATATTGAAAGTTTCGATACTGATGCCGATAGTCAATTACCAAATGATATAATATTCCAAGTTCGTAATTTTTTACCTCAAGCAGGTTCTAATTATGGTGACCGTTCAATTATCAACACAACTGAAAAATATCTAGAACACGGATTTTCTGAATTAACTAACAACGGATATGAAAATAATGATACACAACGTGCGTTATTTGATGATATTCAATTACATCGTAACATAAATAAACAACCACAACCACCACCCGAAGATGATATTAATGACTATATTAATGTAACAATATGGAATACTGATAATAGAATTAATAATGATAGTCAAAACGTTCATGATCATAATCTTTTGGATTTTGCAATTTCTGGAATTGACAAATTAAAAACACAATCTCCCAATTACCGAGAAAACACTCATGAACAACTAAAAAATAAACTAGAAAAATATATGTCGTCATCATCTGTCACTGAGCAACAGAAAAAAAATGCTATCAAAGTGTTTGAATCCATGATGAAAAATAATAAACATCATTCACGTTTAAATGTTCTGGAATCTGAATTACTAACGTTGGTTATTGATAGAATTGAAAACCCAGCCAACGCAAATAATAAACAAAATTTAGTTGATAGTTTGTTGTTAAATATGTCATCTGGAATTGAACATGGTTATCCCGTTTGTAGCACTGGAAGAATGATGAGAACTATTGGTGCATTGGATAAAACTGATGCTGAAGATATTATAAATATGAAACCAAGTTGGGTAATCAAAGATGAACTATCAAGTGTAGTTTCCCTCATAAGAAATAAACGTCTAGACGCAAGTAGCAATGCGTTTATTGATAAATATAATAGTGGTGCTGAAGATAATGAAATTAAAGATTTCATTGATGGTATATCAAAAGAAGTTAAAAATAAATGTTATCATGATTATGTTAAAGGTGGTATTATGACAGAAACTGAAGTTAATTTAAAATTAGATAGTTTATTAAATAATTTATGAAGAAAGTGAAGCCATATCTTTCATAAATTCTGATTTTTTATTTATAGAATATATTTTAACCAAGTCATCCTCCATTTGATAAATAAATTGAAATTTATTACTTTCTAATTCCAAATTTATTTTTTTAAATAGTGTTCGCATGGAAATACTAAAAGTAGTAGTATCCAAACCATTATGAAATTCATCACTAAAAGAATTTGTATATTCCTCATAATTTTTTAAATTATTCTCAATATTAATACAAGATTCAACAACAATATTCTTTAATTTATTTAATTCTTCCACTATCTGTGTGTCCATCTCAATGTCCTGCCGAATATTCTTTAATTTATTATTTTTATAACTATCATATCCAATTTCGTTTTTTTTAGGATTAATACCAATTTCTAAACTCATCATGTTCTCCAATGTTGTAAATATATCCTGATAAAATTCTATAAATATTATATCTCTATTATTGACAGTGTACATCAGATCGTTTTGTAACATATTTTTACGCATGATATATTCCTTATCAAATATTTTAGGATCTGGACATAATATGTCATTTCTTTCGATTATTATATTTTTGTAATCTAGTTGTCCATCATCATATTCTTTGCGTAAATCATAAATATGTTCCTGTAAATTATTGAAATTTGAAGTTATCATATCAAATAATGCTTTTATTTTATCAACAAAATTTTTTTGTTTATATTCATCGTCTGATAATGTGATTTTTACGTTACTTTGCATAGTAATAAATAATAATTAGATAATCAATTTATTCAAATAATATTCTGTTAATTTAGTATAAATCGGTTCTATTTTTTTCCAATCATCAATATCACTAACATCACTGTTTAATAATCGTTTATTTATACTACTACTAAATTTCCAAATCAAGTCCTTGATATTATCCACATCATGTTCGTTTGATATAATAGTTATAATAGTTGGATTCACATGAAAATCATATGCACAAGATAAATAATCATTTCGTTTCATACTTGTTACCGTTAATTCTATTGATTTACTTTTGGTTGAAAAATGCAAGGCATTTTCCGCATTTTCATAATAATATTTGAAACAATCCATTAGAAACCTCATATCACATTTCATACCCCCATAACTCCGCCTGAGTAATATTGCGTGTAAGCATGACGAATGTCCGTTATTCATATGTAATAAACCATAATCCAATATTTTAAATTTTTCATCAGGTAGTAACGACGGAATTTCCCATTTTTTATCAATTAGTGTTATCATTTCAACTATACCTAATATCCATTTTACCATGTTTTTTGTTAAATGAAATTTAGGATTATCAATATTAATCATTAACCAAATGAGAGTTGAAAAACTTTCATGTAAAACAGTATCTTCCAACATAATAATTGGAAGTCTCCTTAATAAGTCAGATATACTCAATTTAATCATGTCATTTGCGGTTTGAACAGCAACATTAACTAACTGTCTTCTAACTGCTTTTTGCAACTGTGATTTCAAAAAATTTGTATCTGTTATTAACATTTTATTTACTATTTGATAATTATATAAATCATCAGTTTTATCAATCAAACCATAAACAAATAAATAAGATTTGTATTCTTTCCAATGAATTTTATATTCATAATTATATTTAAGTGTCGATGGTAACTCATCATAAAAAGTGGCTTGTGAAACAGGATATGCTTTGGATTTTTTCCAATTTAAGTAAAATACTTTAGGAATTTTTTGTTCTTTTGGTTTAATATCAAAATAACTATCTAATATTGATTGTTGATTCATTAACTCTAATAACATAAATATTATATATATCTTATCAATTTTTATTATCAATATTTATAATTTATCACGGGTATTAATTTTTCGCTATTGATTTTTTTTTTACTAATTTAGTTAATCTTGCAATTTCTTTTTCTAGATCTTCAGTAGTCCTCGGTTTTTCTTTGGATTTATATTGGGAATATTTTTTGTCGATTATATCTTCCAAATCTTTTAATTGAATTTCAAGATAATCATTGACAAGTTTTTCAGCCATTTTAGGTTGCTTTAATACATAATCACTTATGCATGAATTGATAGCAGTAGAACTGTTTGAACCCCTGATGCATGTATAGGTAGGAATATCTTTCAATAAATCCACTACAAAACTTTTCAAAACTTTATTTTTGTCAATTATAGCCATACATTTTTGTGGTTTAATAGATGTTTCGAGTATCTTAAAAGGTTTATTTTTACCACACAATTCCTTAATTTTTTCATCTACTAGTGCGTCACTTAATAATTTGGAATCACCTGGTTTTAATTTATCCAAATTAATAACTCTATCCAATAAATCTTTATTTTTCAATTTTTCTAAATCATATTGTTTTTGAAATAATTTTTCAGTTTCATCATTTAATGAACTATCAATTAAATTTAAATCACTGGCTAAACCTTTATAATAATCATAATTTGAACCTAATTTTTTTTTCAAATTTTTCTCTAATTGACCAGATAAAGAATTTTTTGTACCTTTATTTTTAACAGATTTAACCAGTTCATTCTTTATTTTTTTTGCGTCTAATGTTCCACCACAAACACCACTTTTACAATGACATGGACAAAAATTTTGTGTTTCCAAAAATACTTTGAAGAAATACTTCATAATGACCAAACTCAAAATTATCATTGTCATGGGATACAAATTAAATAATTTATTAGTTCTTATAACTGTTCCTGTTACGCTTCCTAACAGTAAAACGAATATTAATCCTAGTAAATTATATTTATAAGTAAAATCCCATCCATGTTTAAATATTACTTCTGAAACATTTTTTAATATATCAGTGATTCCGTTGTTGTTACCACATTCTTCTAGTTCTTGAACAAATGATTTTTCAACAGGTTTGCATTCGCATCTATCGACTTTACCATCAAATAATTTCACAAATTCTTTAATTGTTACAAAACATATTATGATAAGTAATATGGAAATATAATGTTTCTTAAATCCCGATTTCATAAATTTATTAGAATCTGAAGCAACGGCGTTTAAATTAGCAGCCACAAAATATGCTAATAAACCACCAAAAATATTATATTTATTCATATGATAAAATATTCCATTCAAATGTAGTCTCGATTGTTTCTGAAAACTCATTATATCATTTGCTTAGATTAAATTTTATCCAGAAAAAAATTTTTATCTAAATAGATATATAATGGTAAAACTTTACGACCAAACATTTTTTGCACCACATAAACAATTAATCACTGTATATGGATATGATGCTTGTCAATATTCATTAAATTCAGTATCACTACTTCATGAATTAGAACTCAAAAGTAAAAAATCATTAAGTAAAATTTATATGATAAACGATAAACATACAAATAAAAAAAAACAAATTTTGCATAACTTTTTACTCGAAAAAACAGATAATCCAAAAAATTATACTACTTATCCACGGGTATTTTATAGAGGTAAATTTATGGGTGGTTACGAAGAATTGGCTGAAATGATAAATAATCTTATTTAATATTATATACAAGCATGATAGGAAAAGTCCGTTCTAAAAAAGAACCTAAAAAAATTAAAGAAGAAGAAGTTAAAAAACCAAAAGAAGTTAAAAAGAGGGTAGTTAAAAAATCTAAAGAAATTGAAAAGAAGGTAGAGAAAAAACCCAAAGATGTTAAATCTAAAAAAACTAAATCTAAAAAAATATCTAAGAAAGACAAAAAAATAGTCATAGAAAAAATAAAATCGTTTCATAATAAATTAATGGATATCAAAAGGAATAACGATCCACATTTTGGAAATAATACTTTAGTCCAAACGATGAAAAGAGAAAACTTTAATACCGATAATATCGAAGGAAATATTCCACGAAAATCGGGCGTCGTTTTATTTTATGCTAATTGGTGCCCTCATTGTCATTCTATCGTTCCACTTATGAACGATCTCGCAGAACGTGTGCATACTGAACCATCCATGGATGATATGATGGTAGGGGCTATAGATTGTGCTACACCTGAAAACGATAATTTAAGTGACGATATGAATATACAAGGTTTTCCAACTATTAAAATTTATAAAAATGGAAAACTTATGGGAGATTATAACGGACCCAGAGAATTACCATTTTTACTAACATTGTTGAAAAAAATGACATAAAAATATATATAAATGTTTAATGATATATTATATTATTAATGTCACACGATGCGGAATTATCTAAAAGACGTGTATTTATTACACAAAATCCACTCGAAAAAAAAATAATCATCGATTCAGATGAAAAATACCTAATTAGTTGTCTTGATACCAAAACTAATCCAAACAAATATTATATAGATAGAGAAATGAAAGAGTTTTTGAAACCAATTATCAATGAAGTTAATTATTTTGTGAAATATGACAATACCAAGATTGAAATTATTTCACATAATATTAATAATAATATAAAATTCATAAGCAAAGGGAGCGATTACGAAGAAATTAAATATAATCATTTGTATTCTGATGTTGTTCTAATAAGTGATGTATATTTTCAAATATATAACGAAAATAAACTAATATATGAAATTAAATTAAATAATATCGGTGTAATAGAAAAGGATGTTACAGTATATGAAAAACATAACGAAACAAAAGAGCAGATCGTTGTGGGAAAATATAATGTTGATAACAGATACCGTTATGGTGAAAGTAAAAATATTAATTATATCATGAATTTCAATCGCTTGAATGGGTGTTTTTGTTTTAAACATTTAACATTTTACAATCCAAAAATAAAAAATAAAATAAAAGAATTATTACAAATATAATATAGTGTATTTATATAAAGCATGTTTAAAAATTTCTTATCTAGCACCAAGAAAACTTGGGATCGTATGAGCATGATACAACGAGTTTTTGTTGTTGTTGCGGTTATTACCGTCGTATGTTCTATTTGTTCTGATTGTGTATTATGTGACAACTGGCCTGTTCGCCTTCCTTTACAACAAAGTGAAGGATTTCAAGCAGAACAACCATCAGAGGGAGCGAAAATAGTTTTATATTATGTCCCATGGTGTCCTCACTGTAAAAACGTAATGCCTGAATGGAAAAAACTTGAAGCCAAAACTGAAAGCGAAGAAGTCAATAACACTACAGTTAAAAAAGTTGATTGTGAGCAACAACCTGAAGAAGCACAAAAACAAAAAGTTGAAGGATTCCCAACCATATTATTATTCAAAGATGGTAAAGTAATCAATTATGATGGTGAAAGAACCGCCGAAGCACTTAAAGAATTCATTAAAAATAGTTAAATAGTTAAGTAGTTAAGTTTTATACATATAAATTTTATGATTTATATATATAATGAATTGTGTAAATTTTTATAGCATAAGTTCGCTATATATACTATCAAGTATATATGTAATTTTACCATTTCTATCTAAAATAAAAAATAATCAAAAAATATATTTGTCATTAGTTTTATTAGTTGGATTAATAATTATAAAACAATATTTCTCATCAATTGAACAATTTAAAGAAAAAAATGTTATGAAAGAAGCATATAACATTTTGTCTAGTAATGGTGTTAAAGTTTTTACACCCAACAATAAACCTATTTCTTTAAATAAAAATAAAAGTGATTATAAAGCACTTATTTTGTCAAATATTGAACAAGATAGCAATATTGAAATTGGAACAAAAGATATTACTAAACTAAAAGAAGAATCATTTAATGCATTGATATACCCACCAAATAGTGAAAATTTTTATGTTCCTGAAGATGACGGTTTTTTTGATATTGGTAACGCCAATACTGGTAAATATATATCTGGAGATACCAACGCCCTAAAACTAGTTAAAAACAATTATACATTTGAAATATGGCTAAAACCACAATATTTTGGTAATCCATATATTTTAAGTTTTGGCAATGATGTCAAACGAACTGTTAAAAAAGAAATAAACAACAAATTAGTAAATGTTCCTATTCAGTATTTTAGTATCCTAATTGATGATAACAGCATTTACATAGAAAATGACTCCATCGAAAATCGTGTTCCTTATACCACAGGAGAATGGATGCAATTAGTTGTTAAACGAGGCGAAAATGACGAAATCGGTTCTGATATGGGTAAAATATACAAAAACGGTATATATCTAAGAAATACTAATAATGCTGTTCCATTATCGAACGTTACCGAATGGACATTTTTTCAAAATCCTGCTAAATTAGGAATTACACATAATCAATATTTAAATAATAATCCATTATATAATAATCGTAGTTGTTTTTCTATTTTTAGATTATATAATAAAGCATTAGATGATGCTGAAATCTTGCAAAATTATAACTTTAATGCATACAAATATAATGTCACATCAATACCTGGAATACCATACATAAAAGACAAACTAATATGTGATTTAGACGCAACCAATAGAAATAGTTACCCTGGTGTTGGTTCGATATGGTATGATATAAGCCCAGTTGAACCAACACAAAAACCGCAACTTCCAAATCCAACTTTAATTGCACCAAAAGGACTAAATTTAGTTAAAAAATGCAAAAAGAAAAAACAAAAATTAGATGTTAATAAATTAATGGGAATTATCAAAATGGATGAAAGAGTCGATTTTCAACCAGATAAAAAAGTTAAGAAAGTTGAGAAAGTTAAAAAAGTTAGTCAAGAGGAAGCAAAAATGAAAATACAAGAAGAAACAAAAATGCAAGAAGAAGTTCAGGAAGATATTCAAAAGGGTAGTCAATTAGGACAAATTTTAAATAATCGAAAAGATAAGAAAGTGGTTGGTATAATAGATTCCGAAAAACGAATGCAAATGTTGGATATTCCCATTAATAAATTGAAAAATGTTCCAGTAATAGGATATATGGGAAATAAAAAACAAATTGTTCAAGAAGAAAGCGTTTCTGAAGAAAATGATAAACAAGTAAATGTCAGAACCAATAGTTGGTTAAATTTCGACTGAAATAATATGATGTTCTTATATATTCGATGGTATTTAAAGTCGGTGATACAGTTAATTATGAAGGAGAACAATGGATGGTTTGTTGCACACAAACATTAGGAATTGGTAATAGTATGATATTAAAAAAAGGGGGTTTAAGTGTGTCGGTTTATGGAGGAGAAAATATTGCTAAAATTACATTAGTAGAATAAATTAATTGAACACTATTTAAATAATTGATATTTAAATAATAAATAACATGAGTGAAATTATTGAATTCAAAAATAATTATACATTATGGTTTCATAAATTAAATGATAATAATTGGGAAAGGAAAACTTATAGAATGATTTATACTTTTGGTAATGTAAAGGATTTTTGGAAAATGTTTAATAATCTTCCGACTGTTAATTCTTTTATGTTGTTTTTGATGAAGGAAAATATATTTCCAACTTATGAAGATCCAGAAAATATTAATGGTGGATGTTGGTCTTACCGTGTTCAAAGAAAAGATTTACAACAAGTTTGGAAATTATTATGTATTGCGTTAATATCCAATAATATTGAAAATGATTCAAACAATATTATTACGGGTATTAGTATTAATCCTAAAAATTGTGTATTGAAAATATGGTGTAAAGAAACTCCTACGGATGAAATGCATCTAGGTTTCAAAATTAGCGGTATGGATCTAACAAAATTCATCGTTATGAATCATAAAGCGAAAAGTGATGAAAGCAAAAAAAAATGAAATATGTTATTAAAGAGACAACATGAAAAATATCATAATGTTTTTAATATTCATCATATTGGTTAGTTACGTTTATAAACATAAACATAAACATAAACATATTAAAGAAACATTTTATAATCTTAATGTTAAATATTTAAATGCAAATGATTTCAAAAAATTTTCGGAACAACCATATTATTTAGAATTATTGAAATATTTTAATATATTAGAAATAGTGGTAAAATCTAATTTTATTATTAATAAAGAACTAGTTAATAAACCCATATTTAATAATTATGTCAAAACAATCAAAGAATTTAATAATGCATTGGAAAATAGGAATAATAAATTACATAATCTTCAAATGTTTAATTTCAAGTTATATCCATTAATGAAAATAAATCTCAAAAATATATTTTTGAACAATTTAACTTTCTTTTATAAACATAATATTGTTAATATTGTAAATGAACAAAAGAGTTTATTAAAAGGATTAATAACTGATGTTGATAATGCTTTATTTGAAAAAATGGAACGGTTGCCACAATGGAATTTCGTTTTTCTAAAAAATAATATTGATTGGAATTATCCATATACTATTGGTAATGTTATTTTCATGACAGAAATGAGATTAAATAGCATGTTATCCAATTATACGAATATAGATGAAGATGTATCAAATATATCAAAAATAACCATGATACACGAATATATTCATATTTTACAACGATTAAATCCAGAAATATTTCAATCGTTTTATCAAATATATTATAAATTTAAAATTATTCCGTTGGATAAGCGAAATAATATTTTAGGAGATTTATTTTTAAAAACATATTGGATAACAAATCCAGATGGACTAAATGGAGAATATTATATTGAATATGAAAAAGAAATATATACACCATTTTTAATGTTAGATCCAAATGATATAAAAAAACACAAACCTGTTTTGGTTAAACTAGATAGCGATTTTAATATATTATATAATGAATCTAGTAAAAAAACATATAAAAATGAAATGGTAAATAACGTTAAAATACCTATTATGTTTGATTTAGAAAAATCAAAAATCTATCAACGATATACTTTTGGTATTGAACAAAATTATCATCCTAATGAAATATATGCAAATATGGTAAGCACTTACATAATAAACGAAGGATTAATCAATAGTGAATACAGAACTTTAGCAAAAGAATCTACTAAACTGCTTAAAAAACTTAAAAAATATTAGTTGGATAAAACATATCCATGAATTTGGGAGTAAATATATCATAATGTTCCATTACAATTTGTCCATGTCCATGTTCATTTACGATTTGTTCATGGTCCACTTCCAATAAACCAATATTATTACGTATTTTATCGTTTAATGTTCTTAATCTATTAAAAAAATATTGTGTGTCTTTATCATCTGTTCCTACAACTGTGTCGGACACTAAATGTTTCAAAACTAATTTCAATGATGCTAAAAGATCACATGTTAAAAAATAAAACTTATTATGTTTAAGATTTTCTACATAGCATATCCCATTTTTTTCAGTCATCGATTCAATTTTTTTAAATAATTCCCAAGATTTTAATATGGTTTGTTTGTATGGATATTTATCATCTGGACAAGCATCATGTGTTCCATGGTAATATTCTATTAAATATGTTCCTCGCTGGTATAAATAAAAAAGTATTATATTAATTTCTTCAGTTAAATCCATTATAAATATGTATTATCTATAATGCAGGTATAAAAACTTTCAATTTTTTTTTAAAAAAAATAAGTGCCTAAGTGTGAATCAGAAGTGATCCATGATAACTTTTGGGCTATGGTGGTGGAAGTTAGTTTATTTTTTTTGCGTTTCCGATCACTGAATGTGGGTGAGATACCGCAAAGAGTTTGACATACTTTGGGAAATCTAAACGTGGAAAGTTTCTTTTTATGACTGCTGTTTTTTCAACAAAATAACTCGTTCCATCTGAAAACTCCACATTAACACCATTGGTTGCACTGGTTACATTGGTTACAGTAGGTTTATCACCTTGCGTAAAGCCGTTGTCACTGGACATATTTGGTTCTTCTTATTGAAAACTCATTTCATGTATATATGTTCAGAACTTTTATCCTTCAATTTTAAAAAAAAAAAAATAAGTGGCGGTAATAAACGAACATAGATGCCACATGAGTTTGTTGTTTAAGATTGTTCAAAAGGAGTGTTCCAAAGTCTATTGACTTCCCCATAAAATGCATCCAATATATGCGAATTAAGTGGATTATGGCGTCTATCCGTGACATTTACGTCATGATCTAGATAACCGCAACTCTCAACATAATCTTCGCACATTTCCTTGAATATAACCAAACTACTATATAGTTCAGTTTTCTCACCCCAACATTTGTCGAATCTGTTCTTCGTGTTTGGATCTTCAAGTTTGTTTCCCGTATCACATAACCAACCCGTCATGAGAAGCACATGGGTACGCAAATCATCGATTTTGAGTTTTGTCACATCGTTCAAATTAGTTACGTTAAGAAAACCACTCAGAATATTTCCAATCTCATCATAAACAAACAAAATATCGCCAAAAGCGTTCATACATACATCCATTGTTGCCATAACACACACACACACACACACACACACATACACGTTTAATTTAAAAATATTCAGAACGTTTTTCTTTCAATTTTTTTTTGAAAAAAAATAAATTGTGTTTATAGGTTGGTAAATATTGAACATAGATAACCTCACAATCGAACAATGAATTGTTCTAAATAAATGTTTTTTTAACCATTTTATCAAATCTCTTGATCAACGCAGGAACACAATCACTTGAAATTGTCTTCACTATGTTAAACTTAAGATCCGATGCTACCACACAGACAAGGTCTTGCATGATACGTACGAGAACCATGACGTTAGATACGTCAATATCCTCAACGGAAATTTCATATGTATCCATGGCGTCATCAAGGCGATCTATCATTCCACGAATGAGTGTGACATAACTTTTATCATTAAGGTGTTCCAAACATTTTAGGACTGCACTTTTGCCAAAACCAAGTGCCATACGTGCATTGGGAAAAGTTACTTTGGTAGGAAAACCTTTCACGTAATTTTCAACTGATTGCACTGCGTTATATGCATCTTGGAGAACCCAAGGTTTGCGAAGCCCATTCGGATAATATCCTTTGCTCATACCTCCACAACAACAAAACAAACAATAAATGTTCAATTTGCTAACCCATTTCATGTATAAATACACTGAACGTTTTTCTTTCAATTTTTATTAATGATAAAAATATCTGATTCCTGTTTTATAACATTTAATATTGTTATCTGTGCAATATTTGTCTATTTTATCATCCGATACTGATCCACCTGGATGAACAACATCATTCACATTTATTTTTTGTGCCTCTTCAACACTATCTGAAAACGGAAAAAAACCATCACTACACAATGTTAAATTTTTTAAATCATTGAAACTATTTTTAAAAATACGCAAATCATTAATACCTAAATCACAATGATACAATTTTTCAAATGTCATAAATGTGAAATTTATTTTTTCAGTTTTTTTCATAGTTTCACATTTATCTAAAAATGCATTCGCATCAACAAAATCATGAAAATCATACAATTTATGTAGATTATAACGTAACAACCAAATAAACGCTTTCATCCTCGCTAAGCATACACAATCAACACGGTTTTGTTGTCCTGCACCAATACCTATCACATTATTATCATAAACGAAGCACGTTGAATTACTTTGTGTATATTTTAGTGTTGTCATTCCTAATACAGTATCATCATTATATTTAGTTTTATCTAATAGTACATTATTTTCGTCCTGAGATAACGCAAAACCACCATAATCTTTAACTCCAATTTGTTTGTATTTAACATCGTTATGTTTCAAAATCACGTAATTTCCGTCTTTTTTTGTTTTCAACACTTCCAATGCTTCCCATGTGTATTCTGTCGCTACTATTCCGTCACTAACACACGATTTTAAATACATGGCTAAATCATAATCTACAATCGTATTAATCGCTACAAAATCGCCAAAACTTGATTTAGGATCGCAATTTCTAGCCCTTACATATGTTAAATATCCATCACTGGGTGATTCGACACCTTTAGCCAATTGATAATTAAAAATTTCACTAGATGACAAAGGCGTGTTATTAATAGATACACCCGCTGGACTAGTATGTTTGAAACTAGTAGCACATGTTTTATCAAGCGTTTTTCTAATATCACTTACCAAATTCCACGCTCCATAAGCATCCAAATAATTAATATATCCTAGAGAGCCATTTAATACTTCAAATTCAGGTTCAAGGTGTTTATATACATCGTCCGTCGAATTAATATGACCCATACAATATGCATTTTTTTGATGTGCATTTGTTCCATATTTGAGTTTATCAAATTTATAATAATAATTAGCCATGCATCCATCCATTGATAAATAATTCATAATTTTACTGTCATACAATGATGAACATAAAAACGCCTGAGTCGCCAATTCACTCATATAATACCCATCATATTGATGATGATATTTAATAAAATCACCATATTGAGATGGGTTGGATATGATATAAACACGATGATGATTCTTACCTGATGCTCTCAACAACGTTATTCCACCAATATCTATATTTTCCATTAATTCATCATGTGATAATCCCTTCTCCAATACATGTTCAAATGGATATAAGTTGCATATAACCACATCCAAATCAACTAATTCATTCTGATATTTATTATTTAAATCTTTTTGTAAAATACTTCCATGAATTTTAGGATGTAATGTTTTAACTCTTCCGTCTAACAATTCAGGAGAACCCGTGAATTTAGATACCTCCGTTACTGGTATATCTAAATTTGTCAAATATTTTGCTGTTCCTCCACTCGACAACAATGTATAATCCTTCGATACAAGAAATTCAGCAACTTTCTCAATATCAGTTTTATCAAAAACACTTAATAATGCAAATTTAGTCATATATGTAATATATCATTAAATGCTTAAGTATGTTTCGGAAAATAATTTTTTAGATTGGTAATATAAAGTGCTAAGCATAGTTTCATCATCTTCTTGTGGATAATTCCTAATTATATGTGTAATCAGTTGCAATATGTCTAATAAAGCCACTAACTTAATAGGATTAACATCAAGAAAATTATTAACTGCGATTACTCTCTCACGTTGTTTTAATAAGTTGAAATATAAATCTACTCGGTATCGTAATCCATATCGTTTCTGTGGAAGTTCTGATAATTCACCATAAATAATACATGATTTGTCTTGTAATTCTTTATTCATCTTGTTTATTGTATTATTAAAAATTGGATTTTTTAAATTCAATTTTTTTTTTGTATCACCTTCAAGAATAATATTAGAATTTAATTCTAATATTTCTATCATTAGATGAAATTTGCGTTTTCACTTATGTTGCCATGGGGAGGGTATTCTTCACATTCAGGATTAAAATTATTTCTCTGAATGTATCTACTAAGAAAATCAAAGCATTTTTTGTGTTCATCAGACTCAGGATCTTTATTATCAGACTCAGGATCTTTATTATCAGACTCAGGATCTTTATTATTTGTGATATTTTGAGTTTGAATATGAAGTATGTCTAATATTCCAGAATGTTTTATCTCTAGTTGTTTCATCATATTCAGACATATATCAACTTTTTTTTGAACACTTTCCCGAACATTCGAACTAACAACACATTTGTCTTCCAGACAAGCAACCGACGCACACGCTCCCATATTTATTGAAATACCACCTATTTCAATAAATCCAACACACTAAATTATAATGTCTCAGAACTTTTTATCTTCAATTTTTATTAAAAAAAAAATTATAACCGCAAGGAAGCAAGTTAAGGTAAATGAACCAATAACATTGCTTGGTGATCGTAAAGCGGAAACCATAAATGGTTTTACATGACTGTGTATTCCCGAGAACCGCATCCGTAGACTAGGCTAAATAACCTGTTCAGTTTTCTCATTGCGTCTCCATCAATAGGTTTGCTTCCGAAAATCCTGAGCAAGTTGCAAAGTTCTATCGAATCCAGTTTAATGTCTCGGTTGTTCTGGTTATACCTAACCTTAAACTTAACCTCAAACCCAACCACAGTCCCATCCTCAGTCCCAACCTCATTCTTCATTCGGTTTACTGCCCATTCAACCTCATTGATTTTTTCATTCGATTGGATTGATTTTTCCTTATTTTTAATCATACCGAGATACTTCCTGATTGTATCAGTATTATTCTCAAGAATTGTTAAAAATTCGACGGGGAGGAAAATTCCAGAACGAAAAATATCTCTGGACACTCTGCGGAACATTTTTACACTTACACTTACACGCACACACACACACACACAAACACGTTTAATATATAACCACTCAGAACTTTTTACCTTCAATTTTTATTAAAAAAAAATATAACCGCAAGGAAGCAATGCTAGGATAAATGAATCCTAACATCACTTGGTGATCGTAGAGCGGGAAACCACGAATGGTTTTCGAGAAAATGATTAGTTTCGAAACGTTACTCATTTTCTTTAGGAGAAGAACCAACACAACCTTCTGTCGCATTCGCCATTATTTTACATATTTTTGGTGTTTGGAGATACCAAGTCTCTCCATTAATATATATAATGGGAAGTTCTGTTCCCTTCTTGGCGTCGGGATAAAACCTCTTCCGTTGGGATTCCATGATCTCCGCCATTCTCTTCGCCCTTCTCTCCTCGTCCATGTTGAAATAATATCACCTACTACTTCAATAAAAAAATGCCACGATAAACCATGGTAACTCAGAACTTTTTATCTTCAATTTTTTTATTCCACGTAACAAATTTTACGCTTGGATTAATCCAGTTCCTGACCAATGTCCATATTTAGATATATCGTATTTTTCTAAAGTAACACTATTCCACCAATTTTTCATATTGTTATTTAAATTAATATCATCACAAACAATAATTCCCTTAAATCCTGATTCAATAATAATTTTCAAAAAATCGGGTTCTTTTATTCCATCATGAGGATCTACATCCAAACATATTATTTTGGCTTTTTTTAGTAAATCCATATATCTATTTGGAAATTCTAATATGTTATCCAACATGAAAATAATATTATAACAATTATCTGGTTTCAGTTGATTATTATTATTACCTGTGCATTTTTCAATGTCAAATGTAACAACCTTATTTTTTTTATTATATGATAACGCCAAAGCACTTAAACCACGATATGTTCCTAAATCTATCAATATTTCATTATCATATAAGGTGGATAAATACGCCAATAATTTATAGTGTTCCCTACCCGCATCTCCCAACAAAAATGATATTTCTTGTTCTGATTGTTGATGTTCAATAAATTTCACAAATTTACTTAAATTTATATTGTTAATTTTATCACTGTCTAGATCCATTATTAGTATTTTTATATTATCATGTTTTTATATATGGTTGTCGCTAAACGTAAATTGAAAATATCCAAGGATAATAACTTGGATCTAGTTTATTCTTGGGTTGATACAACAGATCCAATGTGGCAATCAAAATATAATTCGTATTTTCAATCGATTGATAAAAAAAGACATTCTAACCATGGAGAGATTTATTTTTCATTAAAAACGGTACATAAATTTATGCCTTATATACGTCATATTTTCATTTTAACAGATAATCAAAAACTTAATCACAATAATATCCATCCGACAATACTGAAAAAGATAAAATATGTTGATCATAAAGATATTGTTGATAAAAAACACCTACCTACTTTTAATAGTACCGTTTTCGAATTTTATTTACATAAAATAAAAGGATTATCAGAAAATTTTTTGTATTCCAATGATGATACATTTGTAGGAAAACATATATCTAAAAAAATATTTTTTGATAAACAAGGACACCTTAAAGTTCATCTAAATAAATCAAAAGCAAATATCAATGAATTTATTGCATCTAAAATACACGAAAATATGTCATTCCTTAATTGGGCAAAAAATTCCATCAAATTACTTTTACCATATATTCCTGATCCAAATTATATGACGATTCACAGTTTTTATACCATGAACAAAATATCCAACGAAAAGGCAATCAATTTAATAGGAATGAAAAATATTGAAAAAACATTTTCTAGAAAACGTGAAAATATTAATTTATTACCTACGTCTTTTTTTCAAATAATGAGTGTTTATTTAGGTTACGCTAAATTATATAGTTCCAATGAAGATAATATCGTTTTTAAAGTTTATTATTTAGAAAATATTAAAAGTGCATATTATGCATATCACAAAATAATGAAAAAAAATCATCATTTTTTTTGTGTCAATGAAATTAGTAATGATTCATTGCGTATATATAAAAAAATCATTAATAATTACCTAAAATCTGGCAAATAATATTTTACCACCCGTAACTACAGTATCTAAACCATCTAATTCAATTAATAAATAATTTTTATTATTTGAAATTACATCAGTTTTTATTGAACTATTGATATGACCTTTTCCAACAAGATTATGTTTATCACTATCAATGAATTTTTCAAATACACGAATTTTAACATTGGTAGCATCATCGTTATTATTAACACCCTGATTTATCAAACCATAAACCGTAACATAATCCACCCTACTATTTAATGGAATATCACAAGTTGCAATCATTCTAGGATTATCCAGATTATTTAGATCCGTTACTAAACCACTTTTCTTGTTATTCAACAATATACCTAAACTTTTCGGTGTTCCGTTGTCATCAAACGATGATTGAAAATGTGATGGTAAAATTTTATATGAAACATATTCGTTCATATTAACAAAATATTCATTTTTGCTTTGATATTTTTTCAAAAAATATAATAATATCAATAAAAATGTTACTAATTTTAACGTTCCTAATGTGCTTCTTGAACCCATTAGATTTTCAATGAAATATTGCATTTGATATACATATATATTAGTTATTGTTGTTTATTAAACAATATTAACTATACGTTTATTATCTAACTTTTTCAACTCCCTCTCTTTATCATTCTTGAATTTTACAATTTTATTCCATGAAACGATTATCATTGAAGCACCCACCAATGTCAATAAAATATAAATAAATAACGCTATTCGTCCCATTCTAAATAACACTAATACATTTATGATAAAATTCAACAAAATCGCATATACCACCAGTGCAACAATCATTGAAACCGATCCATCGTTGGTTGCAGGGAACATTTTGATAAATTCTTGTTCAAAACTCATTTTATAAATGGTAAGAAAATAAAATTAATTATTTGAATTTTATTTGTCTTCCAAAATAATGTCTCAAGTAGAATAGTCATTAACTATTTCTTCCAATGTATCAGTTAATTTATTTAATTCTCTTTCTTTGTCATTGATAAATTTCACGATTGCATCTTTAAATTTTATAACTTTATCTTTTAGATCCATAATTATCATCCATAACAGAAATACTATTACAACATTCATTGCAATTAATATGATATACATAATCAACATAGTTCGACCTTTTTTGAATAATATTAATGCATTTATAAAGATATTTAACAAAATAGCAAATCCTATCAAAATCCCAGTCAAGGTCATGATATTGGTATTTAAACTAGAAATTGTTTTATTTGTATCTTGTTCAACACCCATTTTATTAATAATAAGAAAATAAAATTGAAATTCAAATATTAGGTAGTGTATATGATACCAATATAATGACCTTTACATCAAAAGTGTTCTCAAATAATATTATTTCTTCACTTATTTGTGCTGCTAAAACTGGAACTATGGCGTCACGTTTGTGTGCAGGAGTTTTGTATAATAATAATAATAATAATTTAGTCACTAAGGCTGTTAATCAAAATCGCTCATGTTTGCGACGAACATCATCGTGTAGCCTACACGCAGAAATCGCTGCACTTGGTCTTTACCATGGTAGGAATCTAAGTTTTTATAAAAATAAATGGTGTATATTAGGAAAAAATCCTAAAATTAATGTTATTGTGATAAGAATCGATAGTAATGATAAACTTAAATTTTCAAGACCATGTTCGAAATGTGTCAAATTTATGCAAGATATTAAGGTTAATAAGGTGTTTTATTCAACGGGAAATAGTGATGAAATGGTAGGCGAAAAAATAAAAAATATGATTAGCAACCATGTATCATTTGGAAATAAAGTAACAGATCATGTCCGTAAAACAGGAAATATAAATGTTTCTTATAATCCACATAAATTATTAGATCATTGGTTTTCGACTGTTCCAAAATTATTTACCTATCAAAATAAAAAATATTTTATTAAATTATTACATATGGATTTAATATCAAGTTATCCAAATTCTACAGTTACTGTTAATAACGAACATGATAATAGATATTATTTTGGTATGGTAGATGAAAACAAAAACATAAAATATGAAACTACGTTTATCTTGCAACGCCAATAATATTATATAACTTATCTATATAAATGTTCAAAAAGAAACATTCATCATTAAAGAAAAAACACTTATCCAAACAATCAGATACGTTGTTAAATACAATATTTAATGAAGAACATGAAGTATATGATACAATAGTGAAATTGATGTCATTAGATGAAAGTATAACATTTATGAAACAAAGAGTATATGGTTCTTTAAGAAATTTGGATACCAAAGATAAAGACACTATTAATGAAATCGTCCATGCCATAATAGGATTTAATAAAACTAAAATAATAAATATTTATAAAGAAAATAATAATAATTATGGAGAATATTTTAGTAACATAATGGACATAAATACTAATAGAATTGATTTCAATCAAAATATTATATCGTTAATATCTTTTTTTATATATTATCGATTAATACAACTTGGTATTCGCATTGATTATGATTACGAAAATTATAAAACATTTAATAATAAACATGATTTTGTTAATTATCCTGAAATAGATGATAATGCCTATACCAAAATTATTAATTTAAAAAAAGAATTGGTTGAAAATGAAATAGATACATTTAAAAATAAAAATATAAATGATTTTTGTAATACTAAAAGAATATCTGGTTATAAATTGCAGAAACATCAAAAATTAATTAAAAATATCATAAATCCCATTACCCATTATAAAAATTTATTAGTATTTCAAGGAACAGGAGCAGGTAAAACGTGTTTGGTTATAACAATCGCAGAAAATCATCTTAATCATGATAATACTAATAAAATCATGTTATTAGCCCCTGGAGACACAATTTATGGTAATTTTAAGAAAGAATTATACAATTTTGCAAAACATGATGAAGAAATAAAACACAATCTCTCACCTGGTAGTTTGCAATGCACTGGGAATAAATATCATGTTTCTAAAAAAAATTTAACAGATGAAGAACATGAAAAAGCAGTACTAAAAAAAATTAAAAAAAATTATGATTTATTTAAAAGTGCAGATTTTATTAATAAATTTAAAGATATATTAAATAAAAATAAATCAAAAAGTGACATACATATCAATAGTGAAATAAAAAAATTCTTTGATAATAGAATACTTATTATAGATGAATGTCATGAATTACGAAAAAAACATGATAGTGACAAACTTGGAGAAACTAATATTAAAATCCTATCCACACTAGAAAAAATATTGCATGTATGTGACAACATTAAACTAATATTGATGAGTGCAACACCTATGTATGACCAACCTGATGAAATAATTGATATTATAAATTTATTTAAAATCAACCAAAAGCAAAAAAAAATAAACACAGAAGACATATTTGACACATCTGAAAAAAGTTATCATCTCACCAAACATGGGGAAGATATATTAAAAGAATCCAGTAAAGGGATTATCAGTTATTACCGAGGGTATAATCCAATTAGTTTTCCATTGATTCTTGAACCTGATAGCAAACTCAACCGTAAATTATATTCACATGTAAAAATGTATATTCCTAAAAATACACATGATTATAAAAATAATATCATACCTGATTCTGAAAAAAATCGATTTACTAAATTAACAAAATGTGCTATGTCCAAATTTCAAGAAAAACATTATTTTCAAGAATTACAGGAAATTGAACTCGATATAGCCTTCAAAAGTTCATCTGACCTGATGAATTTCATTTATCCCATTGATAAATTAGGAAATATCATGTTTGGTAATAAAGGATTTCGAATCGCATTTAAAGATTTATATAATGGAACATATCAATACAAACCATATAATGAAGGATTTTTAACCGAGAAAAACCTAGAAAAATATAGTACAAAATTTCATTCAATACTGACTAATGTTAGGGTTTCGCCAGGTATATGTTTCATTTATTTTATTTACAAATATGCTACCAAAACAATTGGAATGATTTTAGAAGAAGCAGGTTATTTACCCACCAATAATAAACCATTATTAAATAATCCATCAAATAGTGACAAAATATGTTCTATTTGTAATTTATATAAATCAAATCAAATACACAAAAATACAATTTCAAAAAAATACCATAAATTTAGACAGGCACATTATATTATTATCACAGGAGATACAGGACAAACTGAACGAGACAAAATTATTAGTCTCACAAAAAAACACTCAAATATCCATGGAGAAGATATTAAAATTATCATAGGATCAAAAGTATTGAGCCAAAGTGTTGATCTAAAAAATATTAGACAAATCCATTTAGGAAACGCTTGGCACAATATGTCACAAATTACACAAATCATTGGTAGAGGAAGTCGTTTCTGTAGCCATGTTGATTTGGATGAAAATAATCGTGATGTCACAATTTTCAGATATTCGTGTTCAACGATTAATGGTAAAATTGAAACAATTGATGAAAAATTATGGAGAACCGCCGAAAATAAAGACATTACTATTAAAAAAATAGAACGCATATTGAAACAAAACGCCATAGATTGTCATTTAAATCGAAATGCAAATCATTTTAACAAAAAAGATTTTGAACATTCTAATGATGAAGATTATACATCATATTGTGATTACGATGTTTGCGATTATAAATGTTTCAATGAAAATAAAACTAGTAAAAAAACAGATGATTCTACTTATAATTATGTTGAATTAAAAACAGAACAAAAAAGGGAAATTGAATATTTTATTAAAAACTATTTCATACATGATAATATCCTATCTATAAAATATTTATTAAATGAATTTAAAAATACAGATGAAACTATCATTTATAATATAATTAATTCATTTATAGGTAATGATGACTCGAAATATCCCGAATCAATATATCACAAAAAGGAAATTGGATATTTGACCTTAAATAATGGTCATTTAGTTTTCAATGATCTGAAAAATTTTAGTAATAAAATTGGGCTATTTAATGATCAGGTTAAAAATAACGATATGGAAATTAGACTTGATAAAATAAAAAAAGAAATTTCCAAAAAAAAGACTGTTATTTCAATAGATAAAATAATTGATGAATTGGTAGAATACGATAGACCTACTTGTGATTTGATTATAGAACATAAATACCATAAAGAACGTCCAATTATTGCTGAATATTTAATTACCCACGCAAATACTAATAAAATAACATCGCTTTCAGAAATGCCTAAAAAATACAAAAATATTATCTTATATTTTGAAAAATTAATATTCCAACGTAAATTCTTGTCAGAAGATCCGTCTGATAATGTTTATGCTGGATATACACTATCAAATAAATATACTTGTTTCAAAAAAGACATATTTAAAGAATGTAATTTTGAAGAAAATCGTCTATTAAATAAAAATTTTGAAGAATATCATATTAAACAACTAAATCTTAATAAAAAAGAATCTATGTTTGTCGGATATATTGTTGTTGTGAAAAATAAAGTTAATTTCAAAATAATCGATAGAACTTCTCAAAATTTGAAAAAAAGAATTGATGAAAAAATAATGAAAACTTCGTTATATAAAGGCAAAATTTGCGATACTTATGATAAAAAAAATTTAAATCAAATAGTGGATTATTTGGACATTGATATTTCCAAAATAAATAAAATAAACCGTAATACTATTTGCGAACTTATTGAATTGCGACTTAGATATTACGAACATATAAATAAAAATGGACTCCGATGGTTCTACAATATTGAAGAATGGAATCAAAATAAAAATTGATACATATATAAATAAATATCAATAAGTATTATATAATGAGTGTGAAATCATCGAGAATAGATGACCCTTATTTTATTAAGGAATTATTTACTAGAATTAACCTGAAACCACATCAGTTTAAAGAATTAGAACAAAATATAAATATTAATCTAAAAAATAAGGTAGAAGGACGTAACCAAACTTGTGGTTATGTAAATCCTAATAGTTCCATCATTATAAAAAGATCCGTTGGACATCAACGTGGTAGTCATTTAACTGGGGAAATGACATATGATATTAATTATATCGCAGAAGTATGTTACCCAATGAAAGATGATGTTGTGGTTGCTAATGTTAATAATATAAATGAGGCTGGTCTAATAGCAATTAATGGACCCCTTATTTTATTTGCTCCAAAAGAATATAAACAAAATTATTCCTTTTTTGAACAAGGTATAAATTTAGGATCTAAAGTTAAATTCCAAGTGGTTGATTCCAAAAGTCAGTTATATGACAATACAATAGATGTAGTGGTAACTATTTTGGAAATATTGGACAATAATATTTATTATGAAAATGACAATAATAGAACTAGAATTAACAATATGGAAATTATGCCTGATAACATTGAACTAAAACAAACATCTAATTTAAATGAAAATTTATTTGGATATGATGACGATCTAAAAGTAATCACTAAAAATTATGAAAAAATTCCTGATGATAAACAAATTAATATAGTTAAAGCATATGTAAATAAATATGAACTGATTAATCCAAATAACGATTATCATGTTCCGTTATCGCTTAAATTTATGTCAGTGTATAACAACGATTATTTTGAATTAATTGAACTAAATGAATATTATGATTTAATTTGTGAAAATAAAAACAAGGAAAAATATTTATTTTTTAATGATAATAGTTTATCCATGGTTAAAGCCAATATGTATTTAAGAAATAGTGATGGAAATGAATCTTATAATGATAATTTAGTTGTTATATCTGGGACTAAAATCGCCAAAAATGATAACGCAAATATAATTAAAGCCAATTATGGTAGCACGACTTCATTTACCAAACTTAAAAGTAAATTATTTAACGGTATATATGTAAATAATCATGGTGGTAATGATAAGGATATGCTAATGGCGTTGAAATATTGTTTTTCAAATTTAAATTTAAACGGTTTCTTAGTAATTAAAACTAAGTTCATTTACAACAGTTTCACATATAAAATTGTTAGTTATTTATCACATTATTTCGAGGAATGTCATTATGCACGTCCTGAAAGTTGTAAAGATTATGAAGATACTTGTTATTTAGTTTTCAAATATTATAAAAAATTAGATAATAAAGGATTAGATACGCTTTTGACTGAAACTAATTACAATGATATGAAAAATATTAATATTGATAAACACGATCTAAAAAATATTATGATATTTAACAATAAAAACGGAAAACAAATATATTATAAATCTCTCACTAAAACGATCAATTATATATCTGATCTACCAAGCGATAATGATGTTCAACAAAAACTTATCGCACAAAAATCCGATGCACAACGGTGGTTGTCTAAATTTATAAAATAATTTAACTTTTAAGTCAAATAATTTATTTTATTTAACTTGCGTTTCATTCAAATATTAAAAATTGAGTTTAATATTTAATATTACCATGAGTTCGAGAGATTTACTTTATACTAATAAATTCACAACAGAAGAATATGAAGGCGAAATGACAAATCAAGAAAAAATAGCATTTAAAACACAATATGAAGAACGTTTTGGTGTTCCTAGTGACTTATTAAACAACAATGATGATCATTTGATTGACTATAACAATATTAAAATGGAAAATAATATTGAAATACCTAAAAAAGTTATTAAATTCCAGAAAAAAAAGAAATCCATCACATCAATAGATAGTAAAGATCGTGATGAAACTTCATATTCTTCACCCAATTCATTTCGTACGTATTTACCCAAAAAATTCTCTAACATATCAAAACTTAAATTAGTTTCATCGGAATTTCCAAATACCGAACAAGTTATTCGCAGTCAACCTGTTGTTAAAAAAAACAATAAAATTTATTGGAAAAATTATGATGATGGAGATATTGAATATTCTATTACTATCACGGATGGTAATTATAGTGCTACTAAATTTTCAACCGAATTACAATCAAAACTTAATTCTGTAGAACGTTCAGGTGCTGATAGTGTAGGTATTCCACATAATTTTTCTGTTTCAGTGGATGCTATTACCAATATTTTCACGGTAAAACAAACATTAAATTCCATTGTATCTAATCCATTTTCTATCAATAAAGATAATAAAATTTTAACAGTGAAACATTTCGATCATAAATATGATACAGGACAAATCATTAATATTTCTAGTTCATCTCGTGTAGGTGGATTATCAACATCATTAATCAATACATCTCATTTAATCAGTGTAGATTTGAAAAGAATCGATTCTATTATTTGGGATTCAACTAATTCACAATTAGATTTTACTGTTGGAACAGTAAATTACACACAATCATCAGGATATTCATCTATTACAGGGGAAATAAACGGAAAACTTTTGTTAAATAAAGGAAGTAATAGTGTGACAGGATACAATACTGATTTTACCACTAATTCATTGGTTGATGTTAAAAAAATATTACACATAGGAAATTATAATTATGTTGTTAAAACTGTTGAAAGTGATACATCAATGACTTTGGTTTCTAATGCACTTGAAAATTTTAATGGAAAAGATAATTTGATTATATCAAATGTAACATATGATGCATCAAATGCTAAAATTCGTGTATTTATGGGATATATTCCTTCAACATTAATAACGAGATTATCATCATCGTTAAGTGTTACTATTAAACAATATTCTGATGATTCTAATTTATTTTCGGGAACTTTAGAACTAGCAAATGTTTTTTATACTTATGATAAATACAAAACAGCAAATACTATGTATTTTGATATTGTAGTTTCTAATACCACTGATAGTAATGACAATGATATTCCTGATAGCATAGATTCATTGATGACACTAATGGGAACGAATGCCTCTCCAAAAGCATATTTATATTATACTGATTACATAAATGATAATATTGTTAATTTTTTTCCTAGTCGTTGTATAATTGGTAATGGATCAGTAGTGGCTGGTTCATCGACCATTACTGGAAACTTAAATAATTATGATATAAATGTAAATTTTAACGAAAATTTGAGTTTAATTATATTAGGTGGTTCATCAGTCAATGGTTTTTTAGATGACGAAATATTGACTGGTAATGTTAGTGGTGCAACTGCCAAAGTCGTGGTTCAATCCACTAGTGCTGACATCGCTAATCCAATTAATGTGGAAACGCTATTAACACCTTATGATCCATCAGTTCCGTCTTTAACTTTAACAGGAAGTTTAACTTACAGTATTACAACTGGAAATGCCACATACCCACCCGCAACGGGAAGCATTAGTGGTATTACCAAACTTCGATACCAAATAGATACTAATAAAACTTTAGCATCAACTAGTATTCCCAGTGGAACATTAACAGAAAATTTATTTGAAGCCCCACAAGTCACTTTCATACAAAACAAACAATATACTTTGAATATGAACGCTTCTAGTATTACCGATACCAATATGCTTAAATTTTCGCTCACTAACAACGGTATTCATACTTCAGGTGGTGTGGAATTTACACATTCAGATATTGTATTTAATAGTGGAAGTAACCAATATGACATAGTAGCGTCGTCAAGTCTTATGTCTTCCGTGGGAAGTAGTAGAAAATTATATTATTACAGCGTTTTAAATGATAGTGTGGGGGAATATTTAGGAAAAGGTGGTTACATTTATTTTGATGATGATACTACTAATTTTGATAATAACATAGGTTATGGTTCTATTACTTCATCTACAGTTGTTAGTAATACTGGAAGAATATTCTTAAATGGACGATTTATGGGTGCAATGACAAGTGCTAACGCTGGTAAAACAGTTTTGTATGCACCACGACATGGATTAACTACATTATCAGGGACAGTCGCCAATAATTACATCACTATATACGAAAGTTCATCTGGTGCAAGGGTTAATGCAAGTGGATACGATTATGGACTAATTACTTCATTTCAAATACCTAGTGGTGTAGGAAATGGTAATAATTCGGATGATATACGTGTTTATAGCACTGGAATAGCCGACGTTTTAGTGGCTGGTGATATGGTTGTTATCAGGAGTTTTGATAGTTCAATTCCGTTTGTGGGTGCTTTCACGGTAAATTCAGTAGTAAATGATGGAACAAATTCTGCTTTAGATTACATAACTATTACTGCTGTGGCAGTATATAATGGTGGAACTGGATTAATATATACTATTGACAATACTGATTCAACGAAAATTACTTTTTTCAAGGGTTCAGGATATGTTAATGGTGGAAGTGTTCATTATTATCATGAAGTTACGGCTATATTGGATGAAGACCATTTCGAAATAGATTATCCATATGTGGGATCTGAAATGGGTTATTGGTCAGAAATAATGACTAGTTCAACATCCAGTTCTAAAGCGGGATGTTTAGGTGGTTATACTTTAAATTCTTATGGAACTGATTTTTTGACAGATGTAGCCAAAGGAGATAATATATCCATAGGGAAAGAAAATTTTGAAGTCTCAACCATTGTAAGTGATATTCTTCTAACAGTCACTAGCAATGCAGTATTAGCATATAGTAATTATGGATTATTTAAAAATGTTTCTGAACATACTTTGAATAATGATGAAAATATTGCATATATGGAAACAAAAACCGTTTTTGATGATAGATTTATAGATTTTATTGCCAACAGGAGTTCAAATGTAGTAACTTCCACGGATGAAGAAAATAACTTGCTGTTCGATTCTAGTGCTTTGACAACTTCCACAACATCTACCCGTGGTGTTAATGTCACCACTATTAGTGGAACTCAATTTAAAATATCCAGTGCTGGAGATGTTCCAAATTATTTGAAAACAACGGATGGAAATATAACGAGCGATATTAAATATTATCAACATAATAGCAAATATTTCATTTCTCTTAATACCGCAGCCACGGCAGATGCTGTTTCAAAAGGTGGAGACAGTGTATCCATTGGAAAAGATATTAAATTTGCGTTTTTATTTAGTAATAGTGATACACCAGGCGATCTACTGGGTTTTCCTAATGTAGGAACAACCACATCGGACGATTCAAAAACAACAACTGTATCAAGTGGAACTGTTATTTATTTGAATTTAGGGGATACGGAATTTAATTCAGTTCAATCTAATACAACTAAAATAGACACATATAATGTTGATAATTCAGTGAAAGGAACTAGTCAATATGCTGATTATGTGTTGATCACGACAACAGCCACTAACACTTATGAAACAGGAGATGTTGTCTATATTAAAAATCATACGGGGAGTAATAATGATAATGCTGTTAATAGCGATTTAGGATATACAATTATTAAATCTACTTCATCATCTTTTTATATTCCTGTTCAATTTACTGATAGTAATGTATCTACAGGAAGTTCCCCGAATGGAACAGTATCTAAAAAACAACTTAACAAACCTTTCGTTTTATCAGGAAATAATTATGTTTATTTAATTTTCAAAAATATAGATAATATAACAACTAGCACTAAAAATATTAATAATATATTTGCTAAAATCTTACTGAGTGGTTCTCCTGGTTCGATATTGTTTAATACTTATATATCGTCTGATAAAGATTATTTCGAAGGATTATTGAATAATTTAACATATCTTGATGTAGAAGTTAGAGATTCAAACGGAGCATTATTCGAATTTAATAATGCAAACTTTAGTTTTAGTTTAGAAGTAACCGAAATAATAGACATCGTTAAAGGAACAGGAATATCATCTCGAACAGGCGGTGAAGAAAATATTATTGAAAATTAGATAATAAACATGTCTTGGTTAATGAATAGAACGTCCATTACAATTCAAAATTTAATCAATGTAAATACAATAAATTTTATTATATTCGTCGTCTTTCTTTGGTCAAATTTAACTCAGATAAAATATTTGTGAAATTATTATAATAATCCGCAGGTTCTTTAGGTAAAAAATCATATATTTCACAAGATGAGTTATAGTCATTTAATGATGTAATTTTTATTTCTTTACAACAATTTATCCATTCTTGTTTAGATTGAATAAATTTAGTTATATCAACATTCATGAAATCATACCAATCGTTCCATACACCTTTTAATTTGAAATATTCTTCTGGATGGTCAATATAATTACTATGCATCATTTTTTTCTCGAGGTATTCTTTTTTTGATTGAATATTTAGTGTTGAATTAATCGATTTAACATAATTATATTCATCTTGTTCTTCCGAAAATGTTGAATCCAACGCTTTACTATATCTTAATCGTAATATTATTTTATTTAATTCATTACTATTTTCTTCAAAATTATAATTTCCATATATTTTTTTATCTTTATTTTCTTTCGAATTTTCATTTGTTTTAATTAAAATTATAATTTTTTGTTTAATATTTTCATCAACATTTCTCATTTGCGAAACAATATTTCTAACTTTTTCATATGATTTATTTTCTGTTTTCCAATTATTTGTATCAATATATGGAATTATAACATACGCCTTTTTGGTTGGATTATTAAATTCTAATCTGTTTGGACGTAGTAAATATTGAACAATCCTAGTTTCACTTTGCATATTTCCAGCGATACAAACACCGTTTAATTTAGGTAAATCAAATCCTTCACCAAATATATATACACACGAAATTATACCATAATTTGCATTTTTAAATTTATCGACTTCAGTTCGTAAATTATTGCAATTACCACTATATAATGCATTATTATAAATATTGTCTTTAGAAATCGATATAATATTTAACTCTAAAATTTTATCTATATAATTTTCAGCAAGTTTAGCGTCTTCTATGGTATTTGTATATAACAATATATGTGTCAGATCTTTATACATTTCAAACGATTTTAAACACATATAACACGATATGAATACATCCTTATTTTCAATATCAATTTCCAAAACATTAATAATTTCATCAACTTCATTCTCGGTATTTTTAACAACTAGAATATTATAATCTGTTATCTTCTTATTTTCGATCGCCCAATGCACTGATTTAACATCAATATATTTTCCGAAAATAGATTCGTCATTCATGGAATATTTCGAATTTATAATTTTTTCGGTAGCAGTCATGAATAATGATTTGTTAGACGATATTTTATGAAATAAACGAAAACCCTTTTCTTCTTCTTTTTCAAGTCCAACAAGATGATGTGATTCGTCACCTATTTTGAAATCAAATGAAAACATTTCATCAACAAGCAAATAACATGAATGATATGTGGAAATTATAAATTTTGTTTCTGTGTCATTATCAAGGAATGTTTTGATTTGTTCTTTGTTTGTTGCATGTTTAATTCCGTCTTCTTTATTACCGTTAATAAACAATATATTGTTTTTATTTGGGAATATTTTCAAAATTTCATTTTTAATTTGAATTTGTAAATTATTGCTGGGAACACCAAACACAACTGATTTAAATTTCAATAATTTCACCATTAAAACACTCAATAATGCTTTACCAAGACCACATGCCCAGATTAATTTTCCAATATTATACGAATTATAAAAATTTTCAATATTTTCTAATATATATTGTTGTTGATTGTTTGGTGCTAATTTATTTTCTATTTTTTTAAAATTTATTTGGTTAAATATTTGTTTTATTTTACTTATCAATCTTTCTATTCTTTCCATTTTGTCGATTTCATCTTTGGTTAAAACTCTAAATATTATATTTAATTTTCGTAAATAAGGTTCAATTAAATTAATAATACTCCTATCATAAAATTCAGTTCCACCACCTTTATAAATGTGATAGGGTGTAAAATATTGTTTCAAAAGTTTATCTAATAATCTCATTTTTTCAATAGGTATTTTGATAACAAGCATGTAATATCCACTCTTAACTTCACCGGTGATATATGTATTATTTCTGTCTTTGGCAGATGACGTTATACCCAATTTTACAACATTTTCTGTTTCATACCAAATATTATTTCTAATATAAATAATTCCTTTGGATTGATTCATCCTAATAATATGTGAATAAGTAATCCAATAAAAATATAAATCAATTTTTATTTATACTTAAAGACATATTGATAATTATATATATATTATGTCAAATTTAGGAATTGCCAATAAAAAATTGAAACAAAATATACATGATAATTTAGAAGACATAACAGAAGATCAAATGAAATCAATTATTGAACAGAGTAATAGCGTTTCGAATAAAGAAGCATTAAAAGATAAAATTCATGAAATTCATAACTATCTTAGAAATAATGGTGCGGGGTATGGAATGAATGCATTAAAAGTGTTTAACATAATTTATGGATTGAAAAAAATAGAAGAAAATGGACTACTTGACAAAGTTAATCTTAAAAAACCTGATTGTGAATTTTCATATTTGCTTAAATTAGCAAATGATGATGAAAATGAACGACTTGCAGAATTAATTTTTGGTAATGTTTTGCAATCAATTTGCGAAAGTGAATTGAGAGACATTTTGTTTTATGAAATACCACAAAATATTAGAGGTTCGGTATTAACATACCTTATAAAAGAAATAAATAAAATCACGCTTATTGAGAAAACTTGTAATGTGTTATTATCAGGTAAAATTTACGAATATTTTATAGGTAGAGACGAAAGTGCTATCAGTGAATTAGGAGCATATTTTACAGATCGACATATTGTAGAATATATATTAGAAAAATTAAATCCAGAGATGAATGATGATGGAACTATTCCATCTATGATTGATATGTTTGGTGGTTCAGGTGGTTTTACTACAGGATATATCAATTATTTTGTTGATAAATATCCACAGTTAATTGATTGGACTAAAGAAATAAATAAAATTTCACATTTCGATATGAATGAAGATGTTATTAAATCCGCAGGATTAGAATTTTTTTGTTTAACAGGAGTATTTCCTAATATGGAAAATTTAAGATATAAAAATTCATTTACCGACGAATTTTGCAACCTAAAATATCAGTATATCCTTACTAATCCACCATATGGAGGCGATAAAAATAATAAATCAGAAGCACAATCTAAAAGAGAAAAAGTTAAATCATATATCAAAAATGAATTACTTACTTTACAAGATGAAGAACTGAAAATAAAAAGACATAAACAATTAAAAAAAATAGAAATCCAAGAAAAACAGGAAAAAAAGGAAAGTAACAAAACAAAAGTTTCAATTCCTTCATGCAGTGGAAGACTTCAAAAATTCGCAAGAGTAAATAAACTAAAAGGAAACGATAAAGAAAGTTGTTCTTTAATGTTACTAATGGATATTTTAGAAGTAGGAGGAACTGCGATTGGTGTGTTAAAAGAAGGAGTGTTTTTTAATAAAACATATAAAGATTTACGAAAACATTTGATCGAAAATTTTAATGTAAGAGAAATAATTAGTGTTCCACAAGATCAATTCGAAAACACATCGACAAAAACATCGATCGTTATATTTGATAATACTGATGAAAAAACAACCAAAGTAAAATTTAGTGATTTGGTTATTAAACGATATGATGAAGATAAATTTATGGAGGTATCAGATGATATAGTTATCACCGAAAATAAAGGTGATATTATGGACATTAGTGATACAGTTGTTTCAAGTGCAACAAAAGAAGAAATATTAGAAACTATCACTTGTTCATTGAATAGCAAGGATTATAATAAAAAAGAAATTATTGTTGGAAAAGGTTATGAATTAGTAAGGTTAGGTGATATATGCGAATTTAAACCTAAAACTACGAAAACACATGACGGATGTTTTAGGTTAGTTAAAATCAAAGATATAGATAATGAAAGTATTGTTAATTTTGATGAAATAGAAAATTCAAAAGTTAAAGAAATAAATATTTGTCAATATAATGATATTATAATATCCAATGTTCGTCCTAAAAGTAAAAAATCTTTGATATTAACGGAATCAATTGTAAGCAAAATTAATGATATATGTTTTACCATGCCGATTTTAAGAGTTAGAAAATATAATCCTATGTTTGTGTATTCAATATTAAATCCACTAATAAATAATTTTGAAAAAGAATTGTGTACTGGTTCTCAATATCCGACGTTTAAAATAGAACAATTAAAAAATTATTTAATTCCGATTCCGAAATCACAAACTAAAATTCAAGAATGGACGGATAAAATTTCTGTTCCATATAATGAAAAAAATGCGAACCAAATAGAAATTAAGAAGTTGGAAAAATTTGTTCAAAATAGGATTAAAGAAATCGAGAAAAACGATGATTGTGATGAAGTTGAGTTAGGGAATATTTGTAAGATTAATCCTGAATCATTGTCAAAAAATCAATTTAGCCAAATAAATTATATTGATATTGGCTCAGTGAAAGAAGAAAATATAAATGAAATTCAATTTTTCACAAAAAAATTTCCGTCGAGAGCAAAACGATTAATAAAAAAAAATGATATATTATTTTCGACTGTTAGACCAAATTTGAAAGGTTATACATATATCTATAATGATATCTTAAATGGTGTTGCATCATCAGGATTTGCGGTTATAAGATGTAAAGAAATAAATTCAATGTATGTTTATTCATTACTTAAAAATGAACGTATCACAGAATATTTAGTGTCAAATGCAACGGGAACAAAATATCCGGCAGTGAAATCGAATATTTTCGAAAAGATTAAAATAAAAATTCCGAAAAATAAACAATTAATATATGATCTAGAACCAACATTTCAACAAATAGAAACGCTAAAAAACGAAGTCAAAATGGCAGAAGATTTATATAAAAAATTTATTTCAGAATTAAGCCAAGAAGCGATTTCAAAGTAGAATTAATTATGATATAATTAATTGTTAGTTATCATATAATCGACACACAACTATGAAATTTTTACACTCTTTCGTAATGTCCTCCACTCCACGTTAATTCTATGTGTCCATTTACGAGATTTTTCAGTGGAATAGGTTTATTTTTGGTTTCTGTTAAATCATAATCAAATTTTATATATCCAGAGTTTTTCTCTCTAATGTTCCGAATCCAAATTGGTATCCCTGTTAAATTAACAAATGCCTTTATTTCGGGTCCACCACCCCATTCGGATGTAGATCTCATTCGATTAACATACTCATTAAGTGGTATATCTTCTAAATATTTGATGGTTGTTGATGTTTTCATCCCTGAGGAAATGTATGGATCAGAAATCAAATAATCACAAATCATTTTTCTTATATCACCATGTGTGTAATTACAAAAATGCGACAACGAAACAAACAAACAACTCATATTTACTAAATAATGATAATATTATTTATTAAAATAATATTTATTAAAATATTATTTATTAAAATATTATTTTTTTTCAACAAAGTCGAAAAAATCTTGTTGCGAAGCAATTTTTGTGGCAAAGCCACAAAAAATATTTAAAAAAACACTATCATTTTGCTTTGCAAAAAGAAAGGGATAAAAATTCGAAGAATTTCAAACCCTTGTTGCGAAGCCATTTTTGACAAAGTCAAAAATAAACCCTTTTTTCGACGAAGTCGAAAAAATAAAGGGGTTTTGAAGGGGTTGAAAATTCGAAGAATTTTCAGTCCCCTCTTCTAGTAGCCAAGCAAAACACTCAAAATAGTATTTTTAAATACATATTTTCCAGATGAACTATCCACCGCACTAGGAACAACATATTTTTTCAAATTTTCTGGAATGCCAAATAATCTAAATCCGATCATCAACAATGACATTATTACTGTTATTACTAGTATAATCTTAATCATCACCCCTATGATTGTTATAACTATTTTAAACATTTTTTTACCTGTTGAATCTATCACCTCTTCATTATCATCGTCAAAATCATTGTCAAAATCAGTCATTCCACTAACATTTTTATAATCCATTATCGCATGTTCTTTGGAACAATCAAACTTGTTTTTAAGTTCTTCATCCACTATTTTTGCATCCTGTGCAATATCACTTATAATACCACAACTATGTGGTTCTCCTGATGGACATGTACATTTATTACCCGATACTTTTGATACACTCTCATATGATGTTCCTAAACATTTACCCTTTGTTTCCGATAAATTGCGTCGATTTTCATCTAATTTATCTTTCACTTCTTTTTGATATTTTTTAATATAAGCATCCGAACCATGTAATTTCAAATATAACTCATTCTCTGGTAATGTCACAAATTTAGGATAAGTTTCTAATATCAATAACCAAAATTCTCTATATGTTAAATCAACATATTCACGTTTTAATTGAATTAAAAACAATTTTAATTTAGCATAAGGAATTTCAACATACTTCCTTTTTGGTTGATAATAATATTTTTGACGAATTTTTCGATATAATATTTCATAATATAAAAATTCTCTATCAATCCAAGGATCTATATATGAACGTTTCCAAGGCATTAAATGTTCGGACGCCATATCAGGATAAGGTAACTTGGGCCACCCCATAATCGTTCTAATAATCCATTTTCGACTGGCTGCGGATTTAATTAATCTGAAAAAATACCGAAACATCGTTTTAAATAAACCCTTCGCCGTTCTCCAAAAAAACTTAGTATATTTAACAATGAACCAAATAGTATAAGCAATAATAAAAGGAATTCCAAAATAAATCGCAAATAATATCATGATTTGAGTCATCAACATAGCATTGTCCATCGTCATTTTATCCGATTCAGTCAAAGGAGCATAAGGTCGTAACCTAAAGAATTTATCGTGTTCTCCAGTAGCATGAATTTTTATACGTTGTTTCTCTAATGTTTTCATACTTATCTTACTTTCGGGAATTTTGAGTAAATTTCTTAAATATGCAGGACTTTTCCCCAATGGAATTAATAATGGAATTACTCTAAATAATATTTGATGCAACACATATACTAAAAGAAACACTAATATTAAATCATATAAAAACATTAAATCTGGTCTAGAAGACATCGTCGAACCATATCTATTGTTCCACGAATACTGGAAACCATATATTATATCCATAAATTTATTTTTTGTTTTAGAAACTTCTTTATTAACTTCGTTATCTACTATTCCCGCAAAATTATTAACATTTTTATTTATATTTTCTTTAACATCCGAAAATTTTTTGGATATTTTCCGTTTGTTTTTATCTAATTTATGGGTTGATTTACAATATAAACCTTTGACCATCTTAATAAATTATAACATTTTAATTTACTAAAATATCTCACTTCTTCCATAATTATCCAAAGTAAAATATTGGATTTTAGACGAAGAAAAACACATCTTTTTACCATGTAGGTATTTACATTTATTGTTTCCTTGAGAATCGCCATTAAACACTATATTCACGTTATTACAACCTTTAAGCACATTTAATAAACCGTCGTTAAGCACTCCCTCATTATTATTTATTTCGTGGATTTGTTTATGAACAAATAACATTCCGTTAATATTATTATTTATTTTACATACTTTATCCAAATAATTAAGTTGGTTGATGTTCATATTATTTCCATTCGAATCAAGCAAAACAACAAAATAAAAATACTTATTATTCAATGATAACTTTACTAATTGGTTGGTTAAACCACCATAATAATATTGACGATAATTTAAAGAATGACGTGACAAATAATCATATACTTTTTCCTTCAAATATAATTTATTTTCACTTTTACCAAAATTATAAATAAAAGGAATACTATTGTTTGTCATAATCTTATTTAACCTATCAACAGATGACAAAGTGTTAGAATTATCCATAATATTACCATTCAAAATCACTAAATCAGGCTTATTATCAACAATAGTTTTATTTAAATCATATTCAAAATTATCCTTTTTCAAATGTAAATCACCCAAAATTGCAATCTTGAAAGTTCCATCTTTATTAAACTTAAGTTCGGAAAATTTGATATTATCAATTATATCACGTGGAAAATTCCCATATGTTTTATTGGTAAAGTAACTCGTTTTAGATACATTTTGAAATATCAAAACACCTAAAATACCAAATAAAATCGTAGTGTTAAATTTGGTTAGCATACTGCTGTCGCCAGTAAATCGTTTCGAAAACAACTTTGAATATTTTTTATTTATTCTAAACATTAATAATATATATACATATATTGTCAATGTTTATATATTTGTCCATAAAAAAAAATTGAAATCATTATATAAACCATGGAAAAGAATAGTATTTATAATGCCTAAGACTAAAAGCATAGAAGAATTATACCAAAAGAAAACTCAATATGAACATATTTTAGATTGTCCTGACACTTACATTGGCGATCCTTCGATGACAACAGAACCAAGACAAGTAATAGTTAGACATGATGATGAAAACATGAAAATCGAATTTAAACAAGTCAAATTTTCGCCAGGTTTAATTAAAATTTGTGATGAAATTATTGTCAATGCTAGGGATCAACAAGTAAGAAATACAGGTTTAACAGAAATTAGGATGAACATAAATGGAAATCAGATAACAGTTTATAATGACGGAGAAGGCATTCATACAGATGTTCATCCTGAATTTAAAATATATGTTCCAGAACTAATATTTAGTCATTTATTGACATCCACTAATTACGATAAAAAAGAATCAAAAATTACTGGTGGTAAAAATGGATTTGGAGCAAAATTAACTAATATATATTCAAAATATTTTAAGATCGAGACATCGTGTAATAGCACTAAAGAAACATTTTCACAATTATTTGAAGATAATATGCTTACTAGACATGAACCTATTATTACTAAAAAAAAGAGAAGTAATCATCCATTTACTAGGATTACATTTGTCCCTGATTTTGCTAAATTTGGTTTAGAAGAACTTACTCAAGACATATATGAATTGTTGGAAAAACGAATGTATGATTTATCTGCTTGTCTTCCATCTAATATTTCAGTGTATTTCAATGATAATTTAATTAAATATAATAATTTAGAGAAATATTGCAAACTTTATTTCCCTGAAATTGAACATAAAGACATTGTTTGTGAGAAAGTCAATGAACGATGGGAAGTGTTAGTAACACCAACTCCGTCTGATGATCATTTTCAACAGGTTAGTTTCGTTAATGGAATACATACCGTTAAGGGTGGAAAACACGTAGATTATGTGGTTAATCAAATTACTAAAAAAGTTGCGGAACAAATTAAAATAAAAAAACGAAAAGCAGTGAAAACAAATTATATCAAAGATAATTTATATGTATTTATCAATTGTACTATTGTTAATCCAAGTTTCGATAGTCAAACTAAAGAATATTTGGTGACTAGACATGATAAATTTGGTAGCACATGTGAAGTAAGTGAAAAATTCATTGAAAAATTATGTAAAACAGAATTAGTTGATAGAGTTTTGAGTTTCACGGAATTTAAAGAACAGAATGATCTCAAAAAAACAGATGGAAAAAAACGTGGGTTAATCCGAATTCCTAAATTGGAAGACGCCAATTTGGCGGGAACTAGTAAAGGTAAAGATTGCACTATGATTTTGACGGAAGGAGATTCTGCAAAAGCATTCGCTATCAGTGGTTTGAGTATCGTTGGAAGGGATTATTATGGAGTTTTTCCTTTGAGAGGAAAATTTATTAATGTTCGTGACAAAACACCAAATGAAATTGGTAAAAATCAAGAAATTATTCATTTAAAACAAATCATGGGATTACAATCGGGAAAGGAATACAAAACGGTAGATCAACTAAGATATGGAAAAATCATGATTTTGACAGATGCGGATGATGATGGAAGACATATTAAAGGTTTGATTATTAATTTTATTGAACATTTCTGGCCCAGTCTATTAAATATTGATGATTTTGTTAAATCTTTTTCAACTCCCGTTGTTAAAGTAACCAAAGGAACATTATCTGAACAATTTTACACCATGGGTGAATATGAAAATTGGAAAGATGCTAACCAAAACGGTAAAGGTTGGACAAATAAGTATTACAAAGGATTAGGAACTTCTACCAGTAGCGAGGCTAAATCCTATTTTAAAGAAATGGATAAATGTCAATTAGACTATTATGTTGATGAACAAGAAGAATGTCGCAAAGCCATCATGTTAGCATTTACCAAAAGTGATAAAAAAGATGCTAGTGATGGAAAAACAAAATATTCTGATAGAAGAAAAGAATGGTTGAGTAAATATGATAAAAATGTATTTATTGAAAACACACAACAAAAAATTACTTTCACCGATTTCATTAATAAAGATTTAATTCATTTCAGTAATTCTGATAATATTCGTTCTATTCCAAACATTATGGATGGTCTAAAACCTAGCCAACGTAAAATTTTATATGGATGTTTGAAAAGAAAATTATATAATGAAGTTAAAGTATCACAATTAAGTGGATATATTAGTGAAAATACGGCTTACCATCATGGTGAAGCAAGTTTGCAAGGGACTATTGTGGGACTTGCACAAAATTATGTTGGTAGTAATAATATTAATATTTTAAAACCCAATGGGCAATTCGGAACTAGATTAACAGGTGGTAAAGATCATGCTAGTAGTAGGTATATTTATACTGAATTAAACGGATTAGTAAAAAATATATTTAATGAATATGATATTCCATTACTAACAAGTAATTATGATGATGGTAATGTAATTGAACCAATATACTATGTTCCAATTATCCCAATGATATTGGTTAATGGAACGGATGGTATTGGAACTGGATACAGCACATCCATACCAACATATAATCCAATGGATATTATTAATAATATTAAACATTTATTGAATGATGAAGATATTACAACAATGAAACCATGGGCTATGGGATATAAAGGACAAATTAATGAAATTACACAAAATAAATACATAAGTAAGGGAATTTATAGTTTCATAGATTTAAATACAGTAGAAGTTACTGAATTACCACTTGAATCATGGACAGATCAATATAAAGAAGATATTGAAAATAAATGGATATATGACGAGAAAACTAATAAAACAGGTTTTTTGGTAGGATATGAAAACCACTCAACCGATAATTCAGTCAAATTTATATTGAAATTCAAACCTGGAACATTAACATCACTTAGATCAAATATTGATAAATTGGAAAAAATGTTAAGAATGTCAGCATCAATGACATCCACTAATATGCATTTATATGATAGTGAAGAACATATTAAAAAATACAATACAGTAGAAGATATTTTACGGTATTTTTATGGTGTTAGATTGAATATGTATTTCAAAAGAAGAGAATATTTAATTAAAAAACTATCACGAGAATTAAATATTATTGAATTTAAAATTAAATTTATTGAAAATATCATGGATGAAACGATTGTTATTTTCAGAAAGAAAAAAGACGAAGTTGTCGAAATTTTAGAAGATAACGGTTTTCCTGTTTTCAATACATCTGGAAATATTATGGATGATAAATGTGATGAGAGTGGTAGTTACAAATATCTTACATCTATGGCGATTCAAACATTCACTTATGAAAATATAGAAGAACTCAAAAAATCATTTGAACAAAAACGTGGAGAACTCAATGATGTTGAAAGTAAAAACGAAAAAGAATTATGGTTGGAAGATTTATTACTTCTTGAAGAAAATTACATGATTTTTCACAATGACTATATTGAATCCATAAATAACGAAACATGTGGTAAAATTTCTAAAAAATTTAGAAGAAAAAAAAAATTGAAATAAAAAAGTTCTGAACTTTATATAGTGAATTGTTGTGGTGGAACTAACCCACCCACCATAACATCATTTTCCACTGTTATAAACATATGTTTATAACAGCGATCAAAAAAATTTTTTATTTATTTTTTTTAATAATCTTTTTTCAAATTTACCATAACTGCATTTTTCTTTTTTCCTATAGTGCCATTATTTTCATCATCGTCGTCATCTTGCATACCTTGCGAATTCAAATTAAATCGTGGATTATATTCTCTGGCACTTTTTTTCCAAAAATGATCTAAACATAATCTAAATTCTGGGTGTGGTTCTGCTTTATACCAAAATACCTGATCTTGTAATTTATTCGATTTCGAACCGTTATGTATAACCAAACATTGATAATCTTCAGTACAAGAATCCATTACTTGACAAAAAATATCAAAACAAGGAAACATTCCTGCATATTGTTCATATATTCTTTTTCTGTTTTGTATCATATTTTCCCTTAATATAAATACATAATCAACATTCGAACGCAACTGTGGAGGAATACCCATGATATATTGCATAGTAAGTATGAAAAAAAGTTTCTGATGGCGTCCATTCATAAACGCATATCTTATATTAACATCTCGTGTCCATTTACTATCATACATACAATCATCCAATAAAAGAAACGCACGTGAATCAATATTTGCATATTTATGATCATTCATTTTTTTGTAATTTATTAATTTTTGTCTTTTAATTACTTTTTCAACTAATTCTGGGGTATATGTATCATGAATAAAAATAGGAGGTATTTTTGTGCTATATGTTTGATTTGCACCTTCTGTGGCGGAAATAACCGTTCCTATGGGCATATCTTGATTATGGAATAACAGATCTAGCGTCAAATATGTTTTACCTGTATTTCTTTTACCTATGAAAATCACCACACTATCGTCTTTTATTTGACTCATTTTAAATTTCTTTAACCTTAAATTGAACGTAGGAGTTGCCATTTTAATATGTATAAAGATAATTATTTTTTATTTATAACACTACATAAAGGTTTGTTTATAAATAAAAAATAAAATGACAAATTTTGAAAAAGTTAGACAATTCCACCGAGTATTTGGTTTATTGGATACAGACAAGTTGCAAACCAATGTTTTCACTGACAAACCTGAATTGGTCAAACTAAGACTCGATTTAATTAAAGAAGAAGTAACTGAACTAGAAGAAGCCATGAAAAACCATGATATGACTGAAGTTATTGACGCACTCAGTGACATTTTGTATGTTGTTTATGGTGCAGGTGCTAGTTTTGGAATAGATTTAGATGAAACTTTTGATATTGTTCATAAATCAAATATGAGCAAAAGTTGTAAATCAGAAGAACAAGCCATTCGGAGTGTTGAAAATTATGTTAAATTATATGGTGAAAATAAATGTTCCTATGATAGTCCAGCATATCGATATGATAAGGAAAATGATTTATACGTAATATATAATAAATCAACAGGCAAAATTTTGAAAAATATTGATTATGAAACTGCTAAATTTTAGGGAAGGGGACTAGTCCCCTTTAAAACGAGGGGACGACTGAAAATTCTTCGAATTTTCAACCCCTTCAAAACCCCTTTATTTTTGGCTACGCCAAAAAGGGTTCATTTTTTGACAAAGTCAAAAAATGGCTTCGCAACGAGGGGTTGAAACAAGGGAGTTATCCCCTTGGTTTTGTAACTGAAATTTGGTATGTTTATAATAAGTAAAAAAATGTGTATAACGAATATATTGATTATTGTTACGTTTAATAATAATAATAATAATAATAATAATAATTATTATAAAAATGGTTTTACTAAAAAAATTTAATAATTTAACACCTTATAGCGATGTTCTTATTATTGGAAAACGTGCTACAGGAAAAACATCATTAGCATTAAATTTTGTTCAAAATTTGAAATTAGGAACAGTGATTACTGATTACAAGTTAGGTTGTGAAACATACAACTCTAAGAAACCAACAGCATCTGTTCATGACACAAATAAAATAAAATCATATGATGATATATTCATTTCAACAGATGAATTTACTATATTTGACATTGGTAACATGAGAGACATAATTAGTGATAAATATGTTAAAAATATGATAATGAACCATAACCACAAACAATTATCGATATGTGCATTAACACATTTATTGGATATACCGCCTGTTTTGCGTTCTCAATTCGACTATGTTTTTATTTTGAGTGAAAATAACATGGGTTGCAGAAAAAAATTATATGAACAATATATTAATATAAAATCTTTTAGTTTTGATGATTTTTGTCGCACGATGGATGATGTTTTTAGCGAAGACTATCAATGTTTGGTTATCAATAATACCATAAAATCCGATAAATTAGAAGATATATTATTTAGATATAAATGTGAATTAGTTAATTAAAAATAAATAATTCTGTTGCGAAGCCATTTTTTGACAAAGTCAAAAAATGAACCCTTTTTGGCGTTAGCCAAAAATAAAGGGGTTCTAAAGGGGGATAGACCCCTTGTTGCGAAGCCATTTTTTGATAAACTTAAAAAATAAAAAATTCTGTTGCGAAGCCATTTTTTGACAAAGTCAAAAAATGAACCCTTTTTTCGACGAAGTCGAAAAAATAAGGGGGTTCTAAAGGGGGCTAGTCCCCCTTATTTAGATTAAAAAGTCAGTTGTTGATGTTTTAACGCCAAATATTATATGTAAAAATACACCTAATCCAAACATAATTATGGTAATAAATACAACAGGAATATTAGTGAATAATGAAATTATGAATGAAAACGCAATAGTCATTACATAATCTACTATAGGAACGTCTAAAATTCTATATTTATGAACGCCTTCGTTGGATTTTCCGAATATATCTTTATATTCACTTAAAAAATCAATTTCATTTAGGAAACAAGATTTGCCAAATAAAGATGTGCAAATATGAGCCATGGTATTATATCGATTAATAATAAAATAATTCTATATTTTTTTTATATAGGTGAATTTTATTTGTGATATTCCAAAAGTTTATATTATCCATGAAATGTAGAAATAAATCTTTATGTTTATCACTTGTTGAATCAATTATACTCGAAAATAAATTAAAATAATCTGTTTTTCCAGATGATAAAAAATCAAATATTTCCATAGGTTGATCCTCGTATTCTAACATAACTTTTCTTACATCACATGTCATTTTTTTCCCACAAACTATAACTATATCAACATCGTTCCATGAAATAGACACATTCATATATGTTTCAGTATTACTATTGGAAACAGGATAATTTCTATATTGTCCAACTGATAATTTATTAATTGTGAATCGTTTAGTATTATAAAATTTGTCACCTAAAATATACTGTAATATACTTAAAACATGAGATTGAAACATGTCGTTAATTAATCCATAACTATCGAAATAATCAATTCTGTCATCAACATCATACATTTCGTTGATAATTATAGTTATTTTCCTAAGTTCGTCTATACCCATCAATCTTGCACAAAGTTTCATATTTATCAAATCATTTTTAACACGATAATGATCAACAAATAATATTTTATCATTTAAATATCTATGTCTAATTTGACCACAATAATCCATGTATTGATTCAATGAATTACCAAATGGTTTCTCTATGAGATATACATTATTTGGATAATTTATTAATTCCGTCGTATTTATATTTTTCATGATCGATAATGTAGCAAATGCAGGAACTCCAAAATAAAATATTATTTTATCTTTTGATTTGTTAATATATTTAATTATATATTTGTATGTGTCCATATCATTGTAATCCACTTTTACATTACTAAATCTTTTTGTAAAATTATTATCATTCTTATAAATAGATAAACCTCCGATAAACGAGTTTTCAGAAATATGTTTTCGACTTAAACATAAACACTTAAAATCTACTTTGGAATCATGAATATACGATAATGAAGGATAAATTTTTTTAGTATATATGTCTCCTGTATATCCAAATAAAATAAAAATTACACCCATAATATATTTATAATATATTATATAACATATGTTTTAGTAAAATCTTTTATTTTTAATATCCACCTTATACCCATGTAAATACTCCCATGGACTTGGTTTCCAAAATAACTCTTCTTTTATAGTATTAATATCTGTATTGTTAATGACTTTTTTGGGAAGTTTCCTAAATTTTACTGATTTATCAACCTTTTTTTCACTGATATTTAACATCGATTTGTTTAAATGAATTAAATAAGTTCCAATAACAAGAAATCCAAGTCCAACAATATTCATCTTAAACTATATCTAAAGATAATGTTTTTTAATTAAAAAATAAAAACACCTCATTTTAACGTAGCCAAAAACAAGGATATAAAAATTCAAATAATTTCAAAGCCTTGTTGCGAAGCCATTTTTGTCAAAGTCAAAAATGAACCCTTTTTTCGACAAAGTCGAAAAAATAAGGGGGTTCTAAAGGGGGCTAGACCCCCTTGTTTCAAACCCTCGTTGCGAAGCCATTTTTGGTTTTACCAAAAATGAACCCTTTTTGTGTCTTCGACACAAAAATAAAGGGGATAAAAATTCTTCGAATTTTTAAAGGGAGCGACTGAAATTCTTCGAATTTCAACCCCTTGTTTCAAACCCTCGTTGCGAAGCCATTTTTGACAAAGTCAAAAATGAACCCTTTTTGTGTCGAAGACACAAAAATAAGGAGGGTTTAAGGGAGGATATCCTCCCTATCCTTTGAAAGAACTAGTTGGAATATTATTTCCAAATAATTCCTGTTTTACTTCTTTCTCTACACCACTATCAAATGTATCATTTTGGTTGAGATTTTTCTCATGAACAGTATCGTTCTGATTAAGGTTCGCCTCTA